TGGGGGCCCCATAGGGTATATGGGGGGCTCCCCCCGCGGAGCCCGTATCCCCCCTCCCCAGTATGGCGGGAGGTTTCCGGATAGGGGGGTCGGTTCTGTTTACTAACCGAAAATGTGAAAATCCCATAAAAAATATTGGCAATTTTTTTTTCGGAAAAGCGATTAAAAATACCGGAATAAAAATTTTATGAAAAAAGGACTTACTAATGATACTGATAAATTATGGAAATAGAAAAGAAAACTAAGAGGTATAACTTTAAAGAAGAAAAACTAGAGTTGTGTCTCACTTACATAGAGAGGTTTCCTGAAGAACAGGTGGTGGCCAACCACACTCTTTCCATCCATGAGTACAATGAAGCTTTTATAAGAGTCTTAGCAAGGAGACTTAACATACCACCCAACCGTTTAATGCCAGAAAGACCTTCAAGGAGATAATACCATTAAAGGCTTGTAACCCAACTTATTTTTTCTTATTATTACTATAAACCAAAACAAAGATGAGTAAGATAGTATTAGAATTTGACGGTATAGAAGAGGCAGATGATGCCAGAACAGCATTAGATGGTTATAAGTGGAAGATAGCTATGTGGGGTATGGACCAATGGTTACGTTCTCAAATCAAGTATGCACCTGAAGGGCAGAGCGAGGATACCTACCAAGCTTTTGAGAGGTGTAGAGAAAAACTACGTGAAATACTAGCAGATAATAATTTACAATTAGATTAAACCAAAACCCAGATGAGTAAAGAAAAAATAGCAAGAAAGATAGTAGAATACTTTAACAAAGATAAAGTAACTGGTGGTAAATGGGATTCTATAATGTATGAACAGAAAAGAATTGTTATGGAACTACTTAAACAATTAGATAAAGATGAATAAAGAATTAACTGAGAAAGAAAGGGCTATTTTATTCTATAGTAGAAACTTGGATTATAGAATGAATAAATGGACACCAGAGGAACAACACGATAAAGCTGGTATTCCTAGATTAAGAAGTGAACTAACTGATAATGATAAAACTTTTTTAGAATTAAAACAAAAAGAAGATGATTGGTGTTATTATTCGGGTATGCCTTCACCTAGTGCTTACAGTAATGATAAACCTGAAAATGTGGATTAGAAAAAAAATGGCGGCTAAACAAAAATCCCCCCTACCCCCCTTTATTTAAACATCTCTACAAATTCTTTGCCACTGACCCTAGGGAAATTACCCATTACCATATTATTATAATCATCATAATTATAGGTACTTATATATAAATTTCCTTTTTTTATTATATAAGCTTTTGATTTGCAGTGTTCTCTTTTTAGGTTCTTTCCTTTTCCAGACCAATAAACCCCCATATCTAATATCTTTTGTTGTATCTCACAAGCTTTCTTATCAGATACCCCATCTAAATCTATATAAAATTCACTTGTTTGTAAATTAAAATCAGGTCCACCCTGAATCCATTCTAGTTCATTAGATTCCATTAATTTATTAGAACAAGGTTTATATCTATGACTAAGTAAATCTTCTTCAAAATACTCTTCATGCATATTCCTAATGTCTGTATTATTTTTTTTATTCTTTATTACTACAATAGGTGTTCCACCAAGAGTCATTTTAAAATCGATTATTATCCATTCTGTTTGTGTTGAATCCATTACATCTATAAAACAAGTTCCTACTTTTAATTCAGGGATGGGTTTAATATCTTTAATCCATTGAAGGTCATTAGATTCCATTAATTCATTATGGTGGTCTTCTATTTTCATCTTGCCGTCTGAAGTGTAAAACCTTGTGTCGCCTTTGCCGTCATATTCTAAATGTTCCCAGTATTTTTTTTGTAAGGGTATAAAATGAGAATTGTTTATTTTTTTTCTAAGTTTTGTTATTTTGATTTTAAAATCATTAACTTCTATTTTTGTTTTAGCATCACAATCCGCTAGTTCCCCTGAAAGTGTTAAAACATCTCCTTTTTTAAGTGTTCCTTGTTCGAAAGCATCATTTAAAGTGGGTTTAATGTTTTTAATCCATTCTAGACCATATAGTTCTTCCTTTATGATTCTTTTTAGATTCATACTAATAAATATCATAATTACTAATTAAAAATATATTATATTATAGTTGTTGTTATATATTTATAAGGAGATGAAAGATTTAATCAAAAAAATATTAAGAGAGAATGACTTTGATTGGGTAAAAGAATTAAACCCAATACAATGCAAAGACTTAAAAGGTTATTATTTTTATCATGGTGGTGACACTAGAAAATTTATGATAGATGATGTTGGGGTAAAACTTTCAAAAGGTTATGTTACAGATGATTTAAAAGTCCATTATACATGGTGGGATAGTCATAGTGATGACTTTGATTGGAATCAAATGAATTGTGATACTTTTATTCATAGAGTTAAACTTGGTGATTATAGATTGTTTAATAAAAACCGAGAAGAAGTTAACCCAAAAGACTTAGCTTATACAGATAATACTTTCGATGATGATGAAAGAAAAGAAATTTGGGAACAAGATGAATCAGACGACTTTCAATGGATTAGAGATATAGAAAATTCTGATTACGAACCACGCCATGGAGATTATATAGAAGTTATTAATCTTGGTAGTGAAAAGAGTTTTTTAACTTGGTTGAATGACTTTGAGTATGACTATATAGATGGTTATTATGGTCCTACAATTAAAGGTGAAGTTTCTATTGGGGAAGTAAATTATTTTGAATTAACAGAAGAGAATACAAACACGGTAATTACTTTCCCCGCAATTAGTATAATGCACGATTTAACAAATAGTGAAGAGTATCCAGGACTTAAATTAATGTACAGACCTTTAACTAGAGATGGAGGAATTCAGTAGGTTTTTAGTTTTTTTAGCTATTATAATAGTTATTTTAACTTTTAGAAAAAACGATTAAAGATTACGCCCAATAAACTTTATTTATTCAGTAATTTTTATTATAATTAAATAATGGAAGGAATAGAAATAGTTTTTTGTGTTATTAGTATTATTGTTGCAACTATATTTGTTGCAGCAAGAAAATGGCATCGTAAAAATAAGTAAAAACTAAAAATCAAATTTTTTATTAAACCATGGAATGGGTTTAATACTTTCTGTAAAGTGTTTTATCTTTATATTACCGTTGATAACGCCGTTCGTTAATTTACGTTTTTTAATATAAAAATGTGAACCATCAGACAAATCTAAAAAAATATCATCATCAACTATAGCGTTTATTATACCGTAATAACCATTGTTATATTCTAAAACATCACCAACTTTAAATAACATATTATTTAGCTTTTTTTGCTTCTTCGTAAGTTGCAAAAGTACCAACGTAAACCCCACAGTATCTTACCCAAAATGTTCCATCATCATTTTTAATTATTGTTCTCATCTTTTTTTGTTCCACAATTTTTTTAATATTTCATGACCACCTGGTTCATTTTCTATTTCTGCTAACATAGAAGAAAATATTTGGTTTTCATCGAACAAATAAACATAATCTTCCTCCATTGTTTTTATAGTTAAAGAATCTTCAGATATTTGTTTATTTAAATGTTCTATTTCTTTTTTTAAGTTACCAACCTCCATTTTTAGTTGGCCGATGTTACTAGTTTTTACTATCATACTAAATGACATAATACCTACAAATACTACTAATATAAAACACAGTGTTGTGTAAATTTTTAATACTTCTTTTTTCATTTTATTTTATTTTAAATCTATGGTACAAATATAGTGATTTTTACCCAATCTTCCAAACAAAGTAAACACATTTATCAGAACAATCCCAAGTATCCAATAATGTATCACCACTTAATGCAGCAACGTGTCTAGCTACTCTAATTATATAATTATTATTTTGATTTAGTTTTGATAGTGTTTTAGCCGTCATTCTTTTTTTACCTTTTACGGCTGGAAAAGAAATCCTTTCCCATTTAACCCCTAAGTCATCCAAAGTATTGGTAATTTGTTTTTCCCATTTTTTATCAGACTTTTTACGGGTGGCTCTCCATCCATGACCATACATAAGTTTATGGACTTTTGAATAATCTTCTTTTGTGATATTAGTTACGGCTCTAATCATGCAGTCTTTATCACATTTAATATCTCCTATTTTTTTTGGTTGTGTGTACTTGAAAATCAATTTAAATTAAATTTTTTTATTGTGAATACCATATTTTTATTTAAAAAAACATTATTACCATCTCTATTTAAAACCCAACCGAACTCCATCATAGCTGATTTTAATTGTCTATCTAACTCCTTAGAAGCGTCTTTTTTATCTTTAAAAAATGAAACATAAAATGGGCAATCACCTGTATTATCTAATATACCATAAATTTGTGTTTTTTTCATTTTTTTTTAATTTATATTTAATATTTATTTAAAAACCCATAACATGTCACACAAAGTATTCATCCGACACACCTACATTTACAAATGTTCCAACTCCGAATGTAAAGGAGAATGGAAAATTAATGAAGCCTTAGATTTAGATAGACTCAATTGCCCTCACTGTGGTAAAAACGATGTTGTTGAGTACGTTCTAAAAGACCAAAGAGAGAAGTGGATTTCTAAAAGAGTCTAACTAAATTCGAAAGGTCTAACTGGAAAATCAGGGGACAACTCAACAAATTGTGACTTTAAATTCTCAGTTTCTCTTTCAACAGCTTCTTTAGGCCATCTTTCCATATCATCACAATAGTGAGCAGTATCAAAACCAAATACCCAACCATCTTTCATTTCCTCTGTTAAATCAAGGAAATCGTTAGCAGGTCCAGAGAATGTTAGACCACCATGAACATCAACTGGTACCTCATCATACCCTTTACCGTACATTGGGTGTCCTTTAGGGATTACAACGTAACCATTACCCCATCCATGTTTCATACCAGGTAACCAAGTATTTTCTTTTATAAATGATAATATTTTATTTTTCATACTTCAAATATAATACAATTTTTTATTTCTGCAATGATATTTATGAAAAGATGCGTAAACTAAACAAAAATATATTGTGGGAATCTAGTGAGTTGGATTGGATGAAAGGTCCACCTACATTTCGTTTTGGTGAAATTAGTCGTGATTTAAGAAATTTTTTTTCTAAGGGTGATAAAATTTATTTAACAGGTACTATATATCTAAGTAAAGATGATGATGATAAAACATTACTTTTAAATCATGAACCCGCTATTGTTACAAATATTAGAGAAGATGTGGGAGTTTTAGACTTAATTTTAGGGGAAAATATAACTAGTTTACCTATTTGGATTAATGCTATGGGTGGTGCGGAATTAGATTTAGGCATTTTTAACGAAGATGATGATATAATGATTACAGTTACATATAAAAACATAAACGAATCCGATGACCTAGATTGGATAAGAGATGTCCAACCTAACCAAAAAGTTAAACCATGGAATGGTAATATTGGTTACCCCATTGAAGATAAAACATCACCAACATACGGTAAAGTTTATCTTTACACAGATGATGAAGGTGTGACTAGAGAGATTAAAGTTGGTGGTCTTACATCTAAACATAGAACTAAAAACTATAAGGGTGAGTGGTTTGGTTCTGATGGTGAGGTTAGTTTTTATGACGCTTCTATAATGAGTAGTGATATAGAATCTAGAAACTATGACCCTAACTATCCAGACCCATTTGAAGGTAAGTATCGAATCACAATGAGTAGGCGAGAATATAATGATAATGCACGTAAGGGTAAATTAATATTAACCCCAAATAGTAACCCTATTATTGAGTCTGAAGAAGATTTTGAGTGGACTTCAGGGTTAAATTGGTCTAAAGAAATGTTGGACATACTGTTAACCGATTGTAAAACATTAAAGGTTGCTAATTTTAATATTAGTAACAACGAACCATACCATTCAGCTGGAGGTCCATCGATTATGTTCTTAAGTAGATGTAAAGAATGGTGGGATTACTTCGGTAGTTTACCGTTAAGTGATTCAGGTAGAGGACCAGCAGAATGGTTCACTGAAGATAATTATGAGGATGGTGAGTATGGTGTTATTTGGAACCCAGGATGGGGTAGAATTAATTTAACACCGAAGTTAGAGGATTTAAAAAATGGTTATACTTCAGCTATAACAACTCAATGGGGTTATGGTATAGAAAGACAACTAAACGGTACTAGTAAGAGTGAGGCTTGGTTTATTGTAGATGAAAACAATAGGCCTGTATATGATTTAATCCCTGAATCTGTCAAGGGTTATGCTAAAATATATGAAGAAGAGTTTTTTGGTGACAAATTAAATGAATCTGATGATTTTGATTGGGCTAAAGAAATACCTGGAACTAAAGAATATGGCCAAAGATATAGGTATTTTGAAATTGTAGCTTGTTATGGTATTGATTACGAAACTGAAGAGTGTGATGATGAATATTCTCACCATATTAGAATACCATCAGATGTAGTTGACGAGATATGGGATATACCTGATTTTGATTTTGATTATCTAGCTGGTCCTGCTGACGAGGGTGAAGGTGTTATTATGTACGCAATAAAAAATCAATTAATACCACCCGTAGAACTAAATGAAATAGCTATGTTCCAAGGTGTTAGGGAAGAAGATGATTCTCACTTTGATGGTATTGATGAAAACATAAATGAATCCGAAGATTTGGAATGGATTAAAAATATTAACCCACAAGGTTTTGAAAAAAGTAAAAGTTATGTTGTTGATGTTAGTGACTTAAGACCAGACACACCAATATCTGTTTCCCCTACTTCTGAGAGATACAATAAATTAACAAAAGTAGATGTTCTAGACAAATTTAAAAATTTAGGTTATAGTGTTGGTGGTATTCCTATTACTGACGCCGATTATCTATATATTGAACCTGAGTACCACATTGTAGACTATGATATGGAACATAACACACCAGACCCAACTTATAATGGTAGATATGAAGTGATGGATGTTAATGACCTTATGTTCTTACTTGATAACAATATGGTTAATGAATCCAAAGAACATAAAAAAACAATAACTGAAGCAGCAGGAATTTCATTTGAAGCAAGAAAATGGGGTGAAACTATCTATAATGAGATAGTGAATAACCCAAATGAGAAAAAAAGATTGATTATTGATGGTTATGACCATCCTGAAGCGTTTGATGGGTTCCCAATAGACTATGTTGTTGTTGATTTCTACGATAGATTAACAGGATATGGACAAGAACACTCAGGATATGATAAAGATGGTAACTATGTGGTTCTTTTATACGTACAACCAAGGTTAGTACAAGGTCAAGGAGGGTATGATTTAAGGTCTGTACTTAACCATGAGATGAAACACGCGTGGGAAGACTACAATAGACTCTCAAAAGGGTTGCCAAGTATAGAACAAACCAAAGAATCACAAGAATTATACAACAGAGACTTTATTTTAATGTTATCAGACCAAAATATAAGGGGTCCAATCAAAGAAATCTTAAAATATTACTATTATTTGTCTGATTTAGAGAAAAGTGCGTACCTAGAGAACGTTTATGACCAAAATAAAGTATACGAAAGGGTATTAAGAGACATAGCTGGTAAAGATTTTAATGAATTTAAGGATAGGTTTGACCTAGATATCAATTGGCACCTAATGAATACCGCGTATGACATACCATTTTTAAAGAAATTTAAGTCTCCAATCGACTTTATTGACTATTCTGCGGAAGAATTAAGGTCAAAAGCGTTAAAAATGATTAAAAAAGTGAATAAAATGAGATATATTCACAAAAAGTAGATTATTAGTAACTTTCTAACTTTTTTAGTATTTTAACCTTTAAATCGTCATTTATACTCATTTCTACCTCTAAAACCTCTTCTAACAGTGATTTTATGTCTTTTTTTGACCTTTTTTTCGATTTTAGACGCGTTTTTAGCTCTACTATGTAAAGAAAATACGCAACCTCATCCACTTTTTTAAGTTTTTCGTAGTATTTTTCCATTCTTTGGTCCAACTTTCGTTGTCTATTAATATTAGATACTGTTGGGAATGCTTTATGTAGTTCATCTAACCTACCTTTTAGGTATTGTATCTCTCCGAACTTATGTATTTCTTCGTTTGTCATAATTAATTACTTAAAGGTGCTTTAATTGTTGGATGTGATTGATAGTTTTCTATTTCAAACTGACCAACCTCTAGATTTTTGAAAACCTCATCTACATCATTTAAAGACTTTGTATATTTTAATGTTGGTAATGGGAAAGGCATCCTTCTTGAATGTGGGATTTTTCTAAGGTCTAACCAATAATTAATCATTTTATCTGTAAATGGTGAGATGTCCCCAAAACCTCTAATATCTGATGGGTCAGTTAACATCTCTTTACGTTCTTTCCAAGGGATTTCAGATAATTGTTCCTTAGCTTGTTCAATGTGATTCTTATACAAATGACAATCACCCAACGTACCAATCAATTCATCAGGAACCATATTAACTTCTTTAGCGATGATTTCTAAAAGTAATCCATAAGATGCTATATTGAATGGTAAACCTAAGAATGTATCTACTGAACGTTGATTCCACATTAGAGAGATTGCTCTACGAGGTATTGAATTATCCATATCAACCGTTTCTCTAATCATATTTTGGCCTATACCTCCAACGTCTTCATAACCTGCTAACTTCATTCTTTCCTTATCACTCAACTCTCTTGTATAAACCTGAAATCCATAATGACAAGGTGGAAGAACCATTTGGTCTAACTCACCTACATTCCAAGCGTTAACCATTAATCGTCTACTATCTGGATTTGTTTTAAGGTCGTTGATTAGATTTTGGATTTGGTCAATACCATTTCTAAAATTACCGTGAATAAAATCATCTCCATTCCAATTTCTCCATTGACGACCATATACGGGACCTAATTCACCCCACTTCTTTGCAAACTCATCATCTGTTTTGATACGATTGATGAATTCTTCTTTTGTTGATGTTGGTTTTAGATAATGTTTTTCTTTGAATCCACTCTGATATGCTTTATAAGCATCACCATCCCAAATATGACAATCATTGTCAACAAGGTATTTAATGTTTGTATCACCACGTAAGAACCATAACAATTCCGTTACAATTCCTTTCCAATACATTTTCTTTGTTGTTAGTAAAGGAAAACCTTGGTTCATTTTGTGTCTGATTTGTCTCCCGAATACTGAAATTGTTCCTGTTCCTGTTCTATCCTCTTTCTCTTTTCCGTTGTCTAAAACGTCTTTTAATAATCTTAAATAATCGTGTTCTATATTCATTTCCAAAACATTTGTATCATTAATATTGAAAAGGCTAGTAATAAAGTTACTAACGTTTTTAAGTTAAGTCCTTGATTAAAAAAGTAACTAACCAACAACCCATAAATTATAATCCCTATAGCGAAACCAATAAATCTAGGTGGCCAAAATAAACCATCAAAAGCACCCACACCCCATTTAGTTGCCCATATAAAAAGTATTGAAGCGGGAATACCAATTAAGGACACCAATAAAAGATTATCTTTCCAACCCTTCCAAATAAATTGACCGTTTAATTGGAACCATATCAAAATATGACCCAACAAGAAAAATAATGAACATATTAATAAATTCTTAACCATCTACTTTTTTTGGTTTACAGGGTTTATCACATTTATTACAGAAGTATACATTACCCATCCCTAAAAAATTAGGTGTGTATTGTACACTAGCCTGACAACAGTTACTTACTATTTCTTTTTCTTTTTTGGTTTCCATTAGCCCTTCTACTTAATTCGTTTTTTAATTTCCAGTAATTACTTTTTATAAATTCTTGGTTTTTTTCATTTTCTTCTTTAACCATTACTCTAGTTGACGCAACCAAAATAGAACACACCACACCCATAATAATATTGTCGTAATTAATATCTTGGTTTAGTAAATAACATATAGGTACGTATATGGATATAAAAAATATATAGACAACTATAAACTGTATTGTAAAATCTTTTATTTTGTTAAAGTATTTCATGTTTTTTTAATTTAAATTTTAATCTGAATGCTTTTTGATTCATTATTTTATCGTAGTCTTCTCTGTAAAGTTCTACTGTTGTTCTATTACCACCTTGTTCAACAATAGTAACAAAACAATTTTTATCAGTCAAATAATTAATCTTTAAATCATACCACTTAAGTACACTTTCATAAGAAATCTCATCCCACCATAATTCATTTGGAAATCTAATTTTTATTATTCCATCCATTTTTTAATTTCATTTTTTTACTAAAGATAATTTTTTTAAACATTTCACTAATTTCATCATGTTCGTCTATTTTATATTGTTGTTTAAACATGTTAATATAACGTTCAGCGTATTTTAATTGTTCTAAAGTTTTACAACTATCTATTACAGACAAAGCTTTACTATAATCGGGTATCGGTGAGTCAAATAAGTCCATTTATTTTAATGTTACTATAAATATAGAATATTATATTTACTATATCAACAGTGTTTGTTAATATTTATATTAAATGGATAGTTTAGAGAAAACAGAAGATAAGGTTAATTTTATGGTTGGGCTATTCAAATTTCACCAACCAACATTAACTATAGTTGAACAGGTTGCTTTGTTGACTGTGTGGGAAGAATCTTGTGTATTACAAGAAGAATATGAAATAGCTGAAGCTTTATTAAATGAAATGTCCATAATACAAAATAACCCAAGTGAGGTACCACAAAAATCTGATTCAGATGTCAGTTATGATATTGTGGAAAAAAAAGTAATTAAAAAACCTTTTTATTTTAAATTTTTTAAATGGGTTAAAAGTTTGTTTAAAAATAAAGTTTAACTTAAAATTAATTTATCATAACTTTTTTTATATTCTAACACAGCCAATTCTTTAGCTTTAGCCTCCATCATAATATCAATATCATGACCATAAGTGTTAACTTTTGTTCTGACATAATCATGGTGAGCTCTAAACATTTTTTCATCTCTTGGTTCTGATACGTGTACGGCTGGTGTAATATCTTTAGGCCATGTAGATATAGCCATTTCCAAAGCTTCTTGGTGAGACATACCATCAGGGTGACAAGTATGGTGATGATAATCAAAAACAATCGGTATCCCTGTATTTTCATGAATAAACATTAAGTCACGTACAGTATATGCGGACTGCTTGTCATCATTCTCAACAGTTAAACGTGACTTCGTGTTTTTATCCAGTAACTTGAAGTTATCTACCCATCTTTGTAAAGCCGAACTTTTATCACCGTACACCCCACCAACATGTATATTTATTTTGTTGTATGGTGTAGTAGTAAGACCCATCATATCCATAATTTGGGATTGTTTGTTTAGGTCAGCAATTGTTTTTTTTACCACGTTTTCAGTTGGTGAAGCTAAAACATTGAAAGGTCCGGGATGAAAAGTAAGTCTTTGTCCGTATTTCTTAGCTAGATTACCAACGCCTAATAATAGGGTACATATTTTTTTATAATCAGGTAAGTCGGAAAAATCATACTCAGACATCCATGGAAACATGTCTGATGACATACGGTAGAATTTAATATTGTTTTTTTCATTCCACTTAACGATGTGTATAAGGTCTCTAACGTTTTGTAAAACCAAACTAGAAACATAACGAATACCCTTGGTATCAAAAGTTTTACGAATCATACCACGGTTGGTGGTAATTTTTGGTTTCTGAGAACCTAGGGTCATATTAATACAAGCATATCCAATATTCATACCACAAATATAACATTTATTTTGTGATTAAACAAGTTAAAATGATATTTATTAATATATGAGTGAGTTTTTAGATAAAATTAGTAAGGTTTATTTGATATTAAAATCAATAAAAGATTCTAAATACAAATATATTGCCGTAATTAACCCTAAAAACAATGAAAAGATTATGAAAATAAAGATGAATTTAGAAGATAAAAGTTTAGTGGATTTTTTAGATACTTTTTTTGATGAAGGGTTTAAAATTGAGAGTATAGATAAAAAGGAATTTGATTCTTTATCCACAAAAGATGTTTTAAAATTCAAAATATAATAAATAATAAAAATGAAAAAAAAAATGAAAAAAATTAAAAAAATTAGTTCTAACAATATAAAAGATATCGTTAAAGAACATTTTTTAGAAGATTCTTTATTACCTGAACATAAAATAGATACTATAATTAAAGAATACCTAAGTGAAAGAGAAGATTTTATTGATGATGATTCACCAATAAAAGATGAGTATGAGTTTAGTCCAAAAACTAGTGAGGCACTATCTGATATGGTAGATGGATTAAGTGAAATGCTTGACGACTTGGAGATAATTAAAGAGAAAGAGGGTAATGTTATTGTTTATGATAATACCTATGCTGATGAGTATTTGGATGATATAATGAACAAATTAGAAGACTTAATGCATGATATTATGTTTTTAACTTCACTAAATTCCGATGAACAAATAGATTAATATGGGTATTTATTCTAATTTAAGAAGAAATATAGTAGAAAGTGGTAGGGTTTATAAAATTAAAGACCTTTTTGGTGGTTTAATAAAAGAAAATCAAACAACTTTATTGGATGACCCAAAGTTTTACGACATTTCTACCAAAACATTAAAATTAGGTAATCTTTGTGCAAGAGATATTGAACAAAATAAAACACCTAAAATTAATGTAGGGGGGCAGATGTACACCACTTACTGTGCTTTAGCTCATCTCACCTCAATCTTAGACCCTAATCTAGTAACAAAATTTCATTATAATATAGATAAAATTTATAATTTTTTAAGACGTGATTTAAAATACGACAATAGAGTTAAATTTCATAGTTTATTAAAAACTATTTTAGAATACGATGACCCCGCAAACACAATGAATATTATTGTTACTTTTATTGAGGGTGAAGATAATGTTGATGAGATTGCTGTCGCTTTAGATAGATTTAGAAAATCAGAAGAAGTTACGGAATTAGAAATAGATGAGTTTTTACGAAGAGTTAAATCGGCTGGGCACCAAGAGTACGAAAAAAGTTTTTATGGTGACCATTTCCAAAAGTACCAAACTAGACTTTCTTTAAAATATAAAACTGAAAAAGAGAATTTAAGTATTTTAAAAAGAATAGAAGATGTGATAGATGGTAAATACACTGTTGGGGAAGCGGTTAATTCACTTTATAAAAATATAAATGAAAATTATTCAGCTCAAGAAATGATTAAAGCTGATTTAAAGTGTGTGAAAAGTGTTTATGACAAAAATGGTGATGTTATCATAGAAAATGGTGAATTAATAGAAGTTAAAAAAATTGATTACGCAGCAGATAGTTATTTATCTGAATTTATGTCAATGTATAAAAGTAGTCAATTACCAGATTACGCACATGAAACAAAATACCTAAAAACCTATAATCAAATAATAGATGGGTTATACCAAAAATTTGAGGGTAGGGGTGATATATTGGAGGACGTAAAAAGTAATTTCGCTGGTATTATTTATGATGATAAAATTTTTATAGATAAGAAAGATGTTGAATTGTATTGGAGTAATAAAGGAAGGAGTAGTTGTTTAAAAGACCATAGATTAAGTATTAGATATAGAATTAAAAGTTCTAATTTAATGGGTTATGTTTATGAAGGTGGTGATGTTTTAACTGAAAAACCAATAAAAATAAACCTATCTACCGATAAAATTCTTTGCCCTATAACAAAACCAAGAAAAATAAAAGAATCTTATAACCTACAACAAATCTCCAATTTATTATTAGAAGGTAGGAAAGAAGATATTCTTAAAAAATACGGGATAGACGAAGAAACCACAGATGCAATTAATTATTTTTCAGATAATGACCCATCTGGTAATAACAAATATTTAGAGTGGATGTTTAAAAATTGGTCAGGTCTAGGGAAAAATAGAGATTATGTACCATTAGACTATGAAGTCGTAGATGTTATAAAAACATTCCATGAAAATATACAAAGAATTAAAAATAAAGACATAAATTCTTATTCTTTCTTAGAACTTAAAAAAACAGTTAAAGAGGCAGAAGAAAAAAGAAAATTAGCTCAATTAAAAAAAGAAGCTAAAAAACAAAAAACTGTTATTTATGATGATGATAGGTGGTTAGTGGTTTCACCCCATTCTTGGAAAGCTTCTTGTTATTATGGTGCGGGAACCAAATGGTGTGTCACATCTAAAGATACAGCAAGTCATTGGAATAATTATTCAAAAAAAGCCACTTTCTTTTATATCATAGATAAAACCAAAACTAAAAAAGATAGGTATTACAAAGTTGCCTATAGACAATTAAAAAAGTCTAAGTTTGAGTTATGGGACGCTGAAGACATAGAATTTTCAAGTCGAAGGTTTGGTCGAGAATGGTTTAGTGAATTACCTGAAGAATTAAAAGAAAAAGCATTAATTTACCACAACGAAAAATTCCCAAAAATGGTCGGTGTACCAGAATGGGTAGATGATGACTATTCAGCCCAAGCTTTAGTTAATCATTTAAATACTGCAGATATAAGTCGAACAAATAGAGACCACTATGGTTTAGATGTTTATGAAGTAGATGGTGAGGACTGGTGTTCCGCGCAAGAAGATGATGTTGACGGGGCGGTAATGGAGTATTATACTAACTATAGTGACGAAGAATTAATAGACTACTATGATGAGGAAGGTTATTATATTTACTTGGACGATGAAGAACAATATATAGAAAGTGAAGTATATTCTTATATTTCAGATTTAAGTGAAGAAGAAATTTTATCAATAACAGGTATAGATAGTGATATAGAAAGAATAGAGGAAAAGATAGAAGAATTACGTAATAAGTTAGAAAATACTGATGAAGAAGATGAAGATAGGGTTGAGGATTTAGAATCTGAAATAGAATCATATTTAGGTGAATTAGAACAAACACGTTATGAAGCTAAAACTACACTCGAAGATGATTATAAAAACGATTGGGAAAGTTGTTTAGAAGATGGTGTGGTTAGTTGTTTAGTTTATGATAAAGGCTTTTATCGTAGTGCGAGTGATTTATATAGAGCAGGTTTTGTCTACCTTGAAAGGGAAGATTTAATAGACAGTTTAATTGGTTATAGTGATTATGAAATGTTAACTGATTATGGTTGGGAAGAAGAACAAGATGACGATGGTGATGAGTTTATAGTATTTAGGGTGGATTAATCAGTTTCTTTTTACCTTCTTTGATATTTATAATAAAAAAAGAATAAAACATGTCAATTCCATTAACATTAAGATTAGTAAAAGGTAGTAAATTAACTTTTGCTGAGTTAGACCAAAATTTTATTTCATTAAGAAATGCTATAAATACAGCAACTGGTTCAGACACATTTGTAACTGGGGGTACTTATAACCCGGCTACGGTAGAATTAAATTTTACTGGTAACGGTGGGTTTAATCCCTTTAATGTAGACGTTTCAAATTTATTAGACACTTATGTAAGTGGTGGTGTTTATAACCCTACAACGGGTTGTGCTACTTTTACCACAACAAGTGGTTATACTTTTGATGTTTGTGGTTTCTTAACAGGAGCTACAGGAACAGCGGAAGTTGTTTGGACAGGAGGTTCAGCCGGAAATTTCTCAGTAAGACAAATAACAGATACAACAACAGATGCGACAGGTAATTATTCTGTCGCACAAGGATTTAACACCACAGCTAGTGGTGTAGGTTCCCACGCAGAAGGGTATCAAGCAACGGCTAGTGGTGATTATTCCCACGCAGAAGGCGGTTTTAGTGGTAAAGGTGGTGGTGGTAATACAGCTTTTGGTTTGGCGTCTCACGCTGAAGGAGCTAATACTATCGCTAGTGGAAGAACCTCACATACAGAAGGGTTTAATACCATCGCTTTAGGTGCAAACGCTCACGCAGAAGGAGCAACAACAACCGCTAGTGGGTACGCTTCACACTCGGAAGGGTCTAATACAATCGCAAGTGGTTTATTTTCTCACGCTGAAGGTAACCAAACTCAAGCAACAGGGACAACATCTCACGCAGAAGGTTATTTAACACAAGCTTTTGGTGATTATTCCCATTCTGAAGGATTCGAAACACAATCTTTGGGTGATTATTCTCACGCAGAAGGATTGAGAACAACAGCAAGTGGTCGTTATTCTCACGCTGAAGGTATTGGGTTTACTGGAAAAGGTGGTTTTGCGAGTGGTATTGGTTCTCACTCAGAAGGTTATCTAACAAAAGCGATAGGAAACTATTCACACGCAGAAGGTGAGGATACAAGCGCTAGTGGGACTAATTCTCACGCCCAAGGTTGGGGTACAATAGCCAGTGGTATTGGTTCTCACTCAGAAGGTTACTTTACGACAGCTAGTGGTCGTTATTCTCACGCGGGTGGTGATAATTCTATTGTTTCTGGTGACACTTCTTTTATACATTCCACCGACTCATCTTTAACAGGTGATAGGAGTGTTTTATTAGGTGGTCGATTTTTAATAGGTACGGAAGATGATACAGTTTATGTTCCTTATCTTAATATAAACAATATTAACACGGGTACATCTATTAATAACTTAGGTATTGATTCTAGTGGTAATGTTGTTGTAGGGACCACAGGAGCACCACAATTCACTGGAAACACATCCGCAACTTGTATAAACGAATTATGGGTATCCAATATATCAGGGTGTAGTCCTGTAACAATAGGTACTGAGGTAGTAACCAATGGTCAAATAACAGCAAACAACGATATTAAATTACCAGACAATTCCCAAATAATGTTGGGTGACTCATCAGACTTTAGAATTTATCATGACGGTATTAATACTAGGGTAGGTGAGAGTGGTACAGGTAACTTACTTATTTCAGGTACAGAAATATGGTTATCTGATAGTACAACAGGAAAATCTTTTTTAAGAACTTATTCTTCCCAAGGTAAAGCAGAATTATTATGGAGTGGCTCCCCAAGACTTTATACAAGTGCTGATGGAATAGTCATTCAAAATGAAGACTTATTAGTTGAAGATGGTAATGTTGGTGTTGGCACCCTGTCACCGTCATCTAGATTAGAGGTATTAGGACTTACAGATAATTCAAGTGGAGATACTTTGGTTCTTAAAGGTTCGGGTGGTACTACAAATATGGTTGTCCAAGACGGGGGTTATGTTGGTATTGGTACATCTTCTCCGACAAAAACTTTAGATGTTGTAGGAGAAACAAGATTATCTGGAAGTGGACAAAATATATTAACAATAATCGGTTCAGGTGATACACAACCTTTATTTACAGTACAAGGTTCTAGTGGTGAGTTATTTAGTATTACAGATAGTTTAACGGGTTCCTTATTCTCAGTTAATGATATTTCAGGGTTACCAATATTAGAAGTATTTGATGATGATACCGTACATATGGGTAGTTATCAAGCACCATCACTTAACACTACTGTGATTACAAATCCAGGTACTGGATTATCAACAGTTTACTCATTACCTGTAAGTGCGTATACAGGGGCTTTCTTTGATTATACAGTTTCTAACACAACAGGGGCTAGAGCGGGTAATATAATGTCAATATTTAGTGGTTCAACAGTTGAGTTTAATGAAACTACAACAAGTGATATTGGTTCGACCACCCCAATAACCTTTACTATGTCTTCTGATGGTTCTAATGCTACTCTACAAGTGTCAGCTACTACCACAGGATGGGAAGTGAAGACGATTGTAAGAAGTATATAAAATGAGTTTTAATTATTCACCTAAAATAGTAACAGATGGTTTAGTGTTTTACACTGACCCATTTAACTTTAAATCTAGAGATAGGTCTGTAGGTTTAACTGGTGGTACTATTGTTGATTTAACTAGTTCTTATGGTTTCGAAGGTACTTTTACAAATGAACCTGATGTTTCTAATGATTATAAGTATATAAATTTTGATGGGACAGATGATTTCATTTTATTCCCATCTTCTTCCGCGGAGTCAATTCAAAAACAAATGCCATTTTATAGATACAAACCAAAAACTTTTACATTTTCAGCTTGGGTTAAATCAGGAACGACAGGTGGAGGTGGTGTTATGTTTTTTGGTGGTGGTAACGATAGATTTCTAAAAATACCAGCATTGACTGCAACAACTTCTTATACTCCAGGAACTTATACAGGTGTCATTGGTGAAAATTGGAGTGGGACAACTACAGGACAAACATCTTTAAATTTACCTTCTTTTGAGGTTACTATAGATTCGGGTGGTACAATAACAAAGGCAGTTGCAGAAACTATTAACCCTATTGGTGGTGGTTCCGCACCAGGTAATGAACTAGTCATAGTAAAATTATCAGGTAATACTATTGGTGGTTCTACACCTGCAGATGACGCATACTTATTTTGGAGAAGTGGTACATCTAGTCAAATGAGATGGGGTTTTGGGATAGGAAATAATTATGGAATGACAATTGGTGATAGTATTGATAGAGGAACTTTTACTACAGATAGAGTAAGTAACGAACCAAAAGAATGGAATTTAATTACTATCACAGATGTGGGAGAATTGGTTACTAATAATTTAAGTTGTTATGTTAATGGTGAATTAGTTAATCAAGATACATCAACATTCCTAAATGGTTCACAAATGAATCCTGGAACTATAAACGCGGGACAAATAAATATTGGTAAGGGTGCAGCTTCTAGTTTCGGAACATTCTTAAATGGTTCTTTAGGTCCTTGTATGATGTATGATAGAGCATTAACACCTAATGAAGTATTACAAAATTACAACGCATTAAAAAATAGATTTGAGATATGAGTGGAACTGTAGGGGCAAAAACACAATTTTTTAGTTATAGGGTAGATTTACCTGGTACGGCTACAACATATATTATAGAATGGCAAGATTCTGATGGTGTTAACCAAAAAATCACTTACGGTCCAAGAAAAACCCCAATTAGTTCCATTTTAAATTCCTGCGTCACATATGGTACTTTTATTATTAATGGTAGTCGAGTATTCGCAAGTGGTGAATCTTGTCCCGGTAATACCATATGTGTTGGAACCTCTTTAATAACAAATAATGGAAATTGTTAAACTATGTCACACACATTTGACCACAGAAATTTTATGATATTCAATGTATCCGAATTGGGTTCAGTGAATTTTAATGAAGTATTGGAAACTTCACAAGATACGGTTAGAAAATCCGTTGATGAAACAAAAACATTTGTAAAATGGGAAGGAGAAACAACACCCACAAGTGTTGATTCATTAACAACTAAAGAAGGTCCTTACACATACAATGAAATACTAACAATATTGTCCACATCGGAGTGGAGAAATGAGGGGGTTGTATAATGAGTACTACTGAATGGGCAAAATATGGTGGAATAGTAACTGAGAGTTTAGTGTTACACTATAATTCTTTAAGTAAAGAGTCTTACCCTAAAACAGGTAATGTATGGAAAGATTTAAGTGGTAATGGCTATGATGCGATAATTACAGGAGTTACTTTTAATACAACAGATAACACTTTTAATTTTAATTCTCCTGCAACCCTTAATTATGGTGCGTATATAACAGGATTAAATTATGTTACAGGACCTTCAGACCAAATAGAAAACTTAACCGTTGAATGTTGGTGTAAATCTAATAGTGCAACTGCGACAGGTAATGATGATGACGAAAGAATAATCATATCTTTTGATAGAAGTTCTGTTTTTAGGTTTGGTATTGGAAAAGACACCAATGCTTTAGCGGAGGGTAAACCCCATTTTGGTTTTGAAACCCTTTCTGGTACGTTAGATGTGTTAGCCTCTTCCTATGTTGGTGATTTAAGAGACGATACTTGGCATCAAGTTGTTGTCACATTTATTGCAAACGAAACAAATGGGGTTAAATTTTATATTGATGGTTCTTTGGTTCACACCGAAGCCTCCACTTATGACCCAATAGGAGGTCAAAACGACCCTGGAGAAACCCCTAGATATGGATGGGTTGGGACTGGTTCTGAAGCAACAACTGAAGGTGGTACTACTAATCCTGATAATACTTTTTATGGTTTTATCGGTAATTTAAAATATTATTATAAAACTTTATCTGCGGATGAGGTATTAAGAAATTATAACGCATTATCAGGTAGATATTCTACTTTATAATATTTATTAATAAATAACAATTTATGGAAAGGGAAATAAATTATGGCAAATGAATTTGTAATTAAAAATGGATTTATCTCAAAAGGAGATGGACAAATCGAAAATAATCTAAATGTTAACGGGGAATTTGAGTCTAGTGGACTAATAAAAACAACAGCAATTAACACAGCCGCCAATCAAAATCCTGTAATAACAAATACATCAGTATTAAGAGTAAGTGGTAGTGGTGGTACAGACACACCCACAATACCTAATGGAGTATCAGGTCAAAGACTAACACTATATTGTGTTAGTTTTCCGGGTGGTAGAATTACTTACAGTCCATTAACTGGGGCGGGTTGGTCTTCTTTCGAAATGGGTGCACTAGGTGATTCTATAGATTTAATATATGACTCACCATTTGGTTGGGTTATATTAGGTAATAGAGGTGGTTCGATAACTTAGTATTAATTATGGGGTAATAAACCCAATTTCAGTAGTAGGAGAAGTAATTAACGAAACAGATACTCCTTAAACTAAATTTAATTTAATTCTTATTTTAATTAATTACTATTGCTAGATATTTATCAATAAAAGCAATATGTCATTAATAATCAACGAAGCAGAAAAAGCAAAACTTTTTAGACAAGTAAAACACAGGTTGGGGGCTCCAATGAGAAAAATTGAATTGGAGGATGAAACTATGTGTACTTTACTTGAGATTTCAGTGGAAGACCACTCAGCTTACATTAATGAATGGTTAATAGAGGCACAATGGTCATCAGTTTATGGTAAAGATATTTCAGTCACAGACTTATCAAAATCTTTAACAACAAGAGAATTAAGTTATGAAGATTCTTTTACCTACGCCTATTCTAAAATTGTCGGTTTACAAGCAAGAGGTCCTTGGGAGTTGAAACAAGATTATGTTGAAATTAAAACAGGTCAACAAGTATATGAAATACCGGCTTGTAGAGAAATAAATGAAGTTTTATGGATAACCCCACCTACAATAGATAACGCACTATTTTCTAGTTTTGGATTTGGTGACTATGGTGGTTTTGGTGGTGGTTTCGCTCAAATGCCTTTTGGTGGAGGAGGAGGAGGTGCTGGTTACGCTGGTTTCTTTTTAGCTTCATCTTACGATATATTAAGTAGAGATGCTGACTTTGACCTTAAACAAAGAATTATATCTGGTGATTTAATTTATAAAATTACGGCTGGAGCTGATGGTAAAAAATTATTACACCTTATACCACCACCAGGTTCAAGAATATCCTTTGGTTTGCCTAGCTTAACTAATGGTATTGATGCAACAGGTAGTAAAGTTTGGTATCATTATTATGAAGCTTGTGAAGAAGATAGACAAAAATGTTTAAATGATAATAAAGATGTTATTAAACTACCTTCAGATGTTCCTGTAGATGTTGTTAATTTTGATGAGTTAAATACCGCATCAAAACAATGGGTTAGGGATTACTTTACAGCGATGTGTAAAGAAACTCTTGGTAGAGTTAGGGGTAAGTTTGGGGGTAATTTAGGTGTTACTGATGCTGAAGTTACTATGGATTATGATTCACTTTTAGGTGAAGCTAAAGAAGATAAATCAGCTTTATGGGAAAGACTTAAAGAACGTCTTGAGAGATTACAACCCGATAAAATGTTAGAAAGAAAAGCTAATGAAGCTGAAAACCTTAATAAAACATTACAGTTTAGACCACTTGGTCATAATTGGAACGTAATATAATTAAAAGATGCCGTTTTTAACAAGACCTCATTTCGAGGATAGACAAATAGTACAGTATGGTGAAGATGTTATTAAACTCTCAGGTACAACCAAAATAGCGCCAACAATATTAGATTTTAGTGGTGCAACCACGGGTGAAACCACGGTAACCATAAATACATTAACAGGTTATTTAAATGACCAAAGGTTGTCTGGTTTAGTAGTAGAACCAGCACAATTAAAAATTAGTGGCTCAACAGGAACAACAACACAAAACGTAACAGGTTTTGTTTTACAATCAATAGACCCTTATGGTTCTGTAGAATGGGCACCAATTAGTGGTGTTAGTTGGTCTGTTTCTGCTTGTACCTCACCACTTTATGTTTCTACTATTGAAGCTTGTCCTAACCCAACAGACCCAATTTATATAACAGCTGGAAATGTTCAATTTGGTGCAGCACCAAGTCTTATAGCTGATATAACAAATACTAGATTAGGTATTGGTACGGGTTCTCCTAGTGAGAGATTACACGTTAATAGTGGTGATATTTTAGTTACAAATAACAACGGTAGTTTTTCTACTGACATTCAAAATTCTGCAGGACCATTAACTCTTTTAAGTGGTGCTACAACTGAATTACCTAGGTTTGGTGTCAAAACCCCAACATATGACTCAGTAGTTTTTGGTATTAGGGGTGGTTCAGAACCTAATTTTACAGGTTATGGAAAACAAGGAGACGCTTTTATTTATTCATCTAATGAAAATAATGGACTTAACATATTAAGTACTCCGGGGACAGGTACAGATGATTACATAAGATTTTATGCAGGACAAGATGCTAATGGTACAACACCTGACCTATACATACAAGGTAGTGGAACAACTAGAGGTAATATTGGTATAAATAATGACACACCAACAGAAAAATTACATGTAGAAGGTTCAGTTAGAATTGTAGATGGGACAGAACAAAATGGTTATGTACTCACATCTGACGCTAATGGTGTTGGGAGTTGGCAAGCTTCTTCTGGGGGTGGTACATTCACAGGGAATACATCAGCCACATGTATTACCGATTTATATATAACAAACTTATATGGTTGTTCACCTGTTACAGTTCATGATACAATAACCTATGATGGTTCTATAATAGATTCTGAAGCAACCAACTCTTTTATTTTTGGTACAAACCATGTATTAACCGCAACTTCTTTAACACATGGTGTTAATGCTGATGCTAATTCAATTTTAGGTGGTTCTAATAATAGAATATTACCTTCCCAAATAGGTACATATAATACTATTATTGGTGGTTCTAACAATACATTGGGTATTTCTAGAATACAATCTTCAGGGATTATAAGTTCAAGTGGTTCAAGAATTGAGGCTTCTAATGGCCCCAATGTTATTTTAGGTGGTACAAATAATAGTATAAACGGTGCCAATGGTAATGTTATTCTAGGGGGGATAAATAATACAACCCAAGGTGGTGGCGCCGCATTTAATGGTATTTTAGGTGGACAAAATAATAACCTAACTACATCTGTTTTTCATAGTAACATACTTGGGGGTCAAAATATTACAGGTTCAACTAGTAACACAGTATACGTACCAAATCTAACAGTAAGAAATGACTATATTTTACATTCCGATTCTGTTTTGGAGGTTGAGGATTTACCGTCTACCTTCGAAGACGAACTTAAGGGTCAGGTAACTTACTTTAATTGGAGTGGTTTAACAACACATACAACATCCAATGATAACCCTGAAGGTCGTGTAGGGTTTCTTATGGGTAACTTTTCTAATTTCCCAACCACAAAAACTTATGGTTTTCTAACCTATTATAATTCTGGACATACTAGAAATGGTGCCCCACCTGTGGGGACAGATTTTTATCGTGATAAATTAGTATTAAAAGCAGCTGATGGAGCTAATGGTATAGTTATTAACCCACAAGCAAATAACCCTTCAGGCAATCTTTGGTTTGAAATGGATGGCACTTCAGTTATGAAACTAAAAGGTGATGGAGTTAGTAAAGCTAATCTAGGTATTGCAATGAACCCTGACGGCACTGAAGACGCGACCGCTAATTTACAAATAGGTGGTACAGGTACAACAGGTACATTTAAGTATAGAGACGGTAACCAACAATCAGGTTATGTTTTAACTTCTGATTCTGACGGTAACGCTAGTTGGGGTCCAGCGGGAGCATTTACAGGAAATACGTCAGCTACATGTATCACAGATTTATATATCACAAATCTTTACGGTTGTTCACCTATAACAGTACACGATAATATACAATCAAGTAACTCTTCAGCCACCGGTACAACTTCATTCGCCTTCGGAGAAAATAATAAAGCTTTTGCGACCTCAACATTTGCTTTTGGTACAAATTTAACTGTAAATGGTGAACGTTCTTTTGCTGGGGGTGGTATTGATAATACTTTAGGCAGTGGTACTGATAACGCTATTATAGGTGGTGACACAAATACTATTGGTAATGGTAACGACTCTGTTATAATTGGTGGTACTAATAATACTATTCTACCTGGTGTTCAAAGAGCTGTAATTTTAGGTGGTCAAAATATTACTGCTAGTAAAAACGATATAGTACTTATGGATAGTCTAGGTACATTCAATCCATCTACAATGGCCGGTTTAACTGTTAATGGTGGTAACCTTGTAATCGCTGATGAGATGGTATTATCTAGTGGTGTTGTTACTACAGGTAGTGTTGCCGCACCAGGTCCAACAATAACAGGTAAAACTACTTGGGTACTTAATCTAACAGGAGTTAACACATCAGCTTTACCAAACGCTGGTGGGGCAGGACAAAGATTAGCTGTATACATAAGAGCTGGCGGAGGTGGTGGTAATAGTATGACAATAACACCAGCAACACTTAACGGTTATTCAACAATAACACTTACTAATAATGGTGAATCAGTAGATTTAATTTATGATTTTACTTCTGGATGGACTGTTATTGGTGGTAATGGATATATTTTAGCGTAAAATGGGAATCAATAATTACTATTTTAATAATATTGGAGCTCGTTTATGGGACGTGGACAATCAAGATTTTTGGTTATCTTCTGATAATCAAGGACAATGTTTAGATTATGCCACAGATTGTACAGGTGACTATGATGTTGTAACAGATGGTTTGGTTATTTGGTTTGATATTAACAACACAGGTACTACAATAGATGGTTCTTCTTTAACTTCTTTGGTTAGTTGGGAAGACTATGAAATTAGTTATACTTCGGGTTCAACATCTAACTGTGGTTGTTATTTACCCCTACAACAAAACCCTACAGGAATAACTTTTTGTGATTGGGGATTGACAGGTGTTGATAATGGTAGATTTGATATGTTATCAGGTATTACCCAAACCATAACTTCAGCTGACACAAAAGTTATTTTATACCCTGTTACAGGTTACACTGTTAATGACGCAGTTTCTGTTGGAACAAAAGGAAAGTATGATTATCCTTGGACCTTTAGAACAGGTACCACAACATCTGATGGTTGTTTAGTAGGTGATACTATATGCCTAAATGGCGGTTTTTATCAAGGTTATTTTAAGTTAGATTTAGAAAAACCTAATCCTATAAAATTTACTGCAAGTACTGTAACTAAATGTGGTAATGAAACTGAAACCGAATATAGTAATGTTGACCCTGATGCTTTAAAATATGATTTGGGTCCCACTAATTTTGATTGTGGTGAAGGTAATGGTGGTTGGTCCATGGAAACTTGGATTAAATGGGATAACTCTTATTGTTATGATGCCAAAAGAAATACATTAAATGATAATTTCACAGGAAACACTGACTTCTTCTTTTATATAGGAACAAGAGCTGAGAATAAATTTAGAAATGTATTTTCAGGTGAATCAGGTTTATATACTTGTGACGGAATAATACCACTTCAACCTGATGAAGACGGACCAAGATTAACCACTGATGGTCAATCTTGGTTTTCAATAAATACCTTTAATAGGGGCGGTTGTTGTAATCCTTGTACTGGGGATACGCCAACTATTATAACAGCGACTACTTATTGTGATGAATTATCTGAAAACGCTTTAGGGTTTAGATTTACACCTGAAGGTAGGATTGGTTATAGAAAAATGACGGTTGACGGCCATAATTATTGGTGTGAAGAAAGTGGTTCTACAGGTGGTAGTCATTATATGATAACAGGTACCAAAATGGAAGAAGGGTATTCTCCTGATTTTACCATTAGTGGTAATACTCAAAAGTGGTACCATGTTGTTGTTACTTATTCACAAAATAGTGTTAAAAATGGGTTACCAGCTGGAACTCTTAGATTTTGGGTCGATGGTAGAGTGGTTTATAGAGTAGAAGATTTTATTGGATTAAAATTAAGACCTTTAAATGACTATAGTTCAAAACAATTAGGTGTTCCTTATAATATTTCTTGGGGTGGTGGTTCACAAGGTTTAGTAGAATCACAAACTTTTGGTGGTCCCGACCCTAAAGACCAAGACCTACCGATAGCAACTTATTTTACAGGTACTTTTGAGGGTGAGTTATCACAATTAAGGTTCTATGATAGAACACTTAATTTAATGGAGATAAGAAATAACTTATATGTTGACTGTGATAGGTATTGTGTTGAAGTTACTTATGGTGGTTCACAAATAACACAACCAGGTTCACCTTTTTGTGATAACTGTAATTAAATAGATATTTATAATTGATATGGCACAAAATTTTTACATAAGAAAAAACTCACAACTACCCATTCTTAAAATGAAAGTTAATAATGATGGTAGAAACGATTATAAAAAGATATTTGAAAATTTAGAAAATGCTGCTGTAACTTTCTCAATGAAAGAAATGGATTGTAGTTCTTGTAAATGGAAAGTTTTCAATAAACAAGGTTTAATTATACCCGTTGTTGATTCTGATTGTGGTTCAGAACAAGAGTATTACATTGGTTATAAATTTTCTAAAAAAGAAACTAATGAATCTGGTATTTACAAAGGTGAGTTTAAAATAGATTTCTTAGATGATGGTTGTACTTTAATTGTACCCATTAGAGAAGATTTAATTATCCATATTTTGGATAGTCAAACAATGAGTAGAATTGTTTGTTAAAAACAAAACCCCCTTTCGGGGGTGTTTTATTTTACAGGTTCTATATCTACGGTAACATCACCCTTAGAGTAACCAATTTTAATAGTATCACCTTCTTTAAGGTCACCATCTAACATTCTTTCAGCTATTGGGTCTTCAACATATCTTTGGATAGCTCTGTTTAAAGGTCTAGCCCCATACTTTTCATCGTAACCAGCTTCAACTAGATAGTTTCTAAGTTTTGTAGATACTTTAATCTTATAACCCATTTCTAACATTCTTTCTCTTAAATCATTTAAAGGAATATCAATTATTTTCTTAATATCTTCTTTATCTAAAGATTTAAAAATAATAATATCATCTAACCTATTTAAAAATTCGGGTGAAAAAGCTTTTTTTACTGATTCTTCAATTACATTATTTCTAATATCTTCTAAGTTATCAATCTTAGCTTTTGTACCAAAACCTACACCTGTACCGAAGTCTTGTAATTTTCTTGCCCCAACGTTAGAGGTCATAATAATTAAAGTATTTCTAAAGTCTACCTTTCTACCCAAACCATCGGTTAGGTGTCCTTCATCTAATACTTGTAACAATATGTTAAATACGTCTGGGTGTGCTTTTTCAACCTCATCTAACAACACAACTGAATAAGGTTTTCTACGAATTTTTTCAGTTAACTGACCACCCTCTTCATACCCAACATATCCTGGAGGTGCCCCAACTAATTTAGATACCGCGTGTTTTTCCATGTATTCTGACATGTCTACTCTAATCATAGAGTCTTGTGTTCCAAACATCTCTTCAGATAGTTTTTTAGCTAAGTGAGTTTTACCTACACCTGTTGGTCCTAAGAATATAAAAGAACCGATTGGTTTTTCGTGATTCTTAATACCCATTCTATTTCTTCTAATAGCTTTAGATATCTGTTCCACTGCTGAATCTTGTCCAATAACTTTAGTCATAAGTGTTTTAGCCATGTTTTTGAGTCTAGTTAAATCATCTTGTGAAACTTTAGAGACAGGTATACCCGTAACCATTGAAACTACATTAGCAACATCTTCTTCAGTAATTTCTTTTCTAACTGTGTTTAATTCGTTAGTCCATACTTCGGTTTCTATTTCCAAATTTTCTTTTAATTTACGTTCTTCATCACGAAGTCTTGCTGCTTCTTCATATTTTTGTGCTTTAACAACGTCAATTTTCTTTTGGTCTACCTCAACTATCTTACCTTCCAATTCTAAGATATGTTTTGGTGGTTTAAGGTGTACTTGTGACCTTGCACCAACCTCATCTAAAATATCAATAGATTTGTCAGGCTGTTCCCTATCAGTAATATACCTATCCGCTAATTTAGCACAAGCCTCTATAGCTTCAAGTGTGTAAAACACTTTGTGATGGTCTTCATACCTATCTTTAATATTTTTAAGTATTACTAAGGTATCCTCAAGTGAGGGTGGATTAACGGTAACTTTTTGAAATCTTCTAGTTAAAGCCCCATCTTTTTCTATGTTTTCACGAAATTCATCTAAAGTTGTTGCTCCAATACATTGAATTTCGCCTCTAGCTAAAGCGGGTTTAAGTATATTAGACGCATCTAAAGCCCCTGAAGCATTACCTGCTCCCATCATGGTGTGTATTTCATCTATAAATAAAATAACATCTGTAGTTTTTTCTAGTTCTTGCATGATACCTTTAAGTCTTTCTTCAAATTGACCTCTATATTTAGTACCAGCAACTAATAAAGCTAAATCCAAACCAATAATCCTTTTCCCAAATAAAATTCTAGGACATTTTTTTTGAACTATCTTTAAAGCTAAACCTTCTACAATAGCCGTTTTACCGACACCAGGTTCACCGATAAGAATAGGATTATTCTTTTTTCTTCTTGAAAGAATTTGGGACACTCTTTCAATCTCTTCACCTCTACCAATAATAGGGTCAATACCACCTTTTGCAGCAATTTCAGTAATATCCCTACCAAAATTATCTAGTATCGGTGTTTCTGATTTTTCACCACCTTTTTTACCTCTTATTTTTTCCATGTCTCCGTAATCATCTGTTATACTCATATTTATTTCTTTTTTAATTTCAAGTAATGTGTTTTTAAAATTTTTATATTCAATACCTTGGTTTTTTAAAACTTTGGTACCATCTAATTCTTTATCTTTTAAGATTGCTAACATTAAATGTATATCACTTATCCCATCATCTCCTAATTTGTCTAATTCCATTTCAGAAACACTTAACATTCTTTTAGAACTTTTACTCAAAGATAGTAATTTTTTTTTAATTATAGGGCTTTTTATTTTTAATCTTAAATAAGCCTCTATTTTTGAGTTTAATTCTTCACAATCAAAACCCATTAAAGATAAGATATCATTTACCTCATTTTCTGGTTTAGATAGTATTGCCATTAATATGTGGTCAGGTGTGATTTCACCATAACCCAATCTATCGGACTCCTTATAAGCGTCTTTTAATATTATTCTTATCCTTCTGTTAATAGGTTTCATTAATACTTAAGTATAGTAATCTTTTATCTTTAAGACAACTGGATTTACTTTTTTTAAAATATTTTTTATTTTTAATTACTTAATAATAACAATAAATTATAAATAACTAAAGAATGGATTTAAATTTGGCACAGTATTGTCTTAAAATAAAATTAATAATTAAAAATACACCATACGATGATGATGAGTTTGGTGGTGGGACTTATACTTTAGAATTTGAGGATTCTTTTTACAGAATAGATGGTGGGTATATAATAGTTGAAACTAAAAAAGGAGATGATATTATAGGCCAAATATTCGAATTAAAATCAATTAAATCTTATAAAATATGTCAGTAGTAAAAAAAGAAGAAAAAGAAAATGGGGTTATCGAATGTTTAATCGATTCCTCTAATATTTTATTATCAGAATATAATAAATCTAAAAAAACCTTAAAAATAACATTTAAGGCGGGTACACAGTACCTTTATAAAGATGTCTTAGATAGAGACTATGTTAGGTTTGAAGTTTCTGAAAGTCAGGGTTCTGTTTTTAATAAAACAATGCGTAAGTATGAGTTTGAAAAACTAGAAAAAATAGATACTACTGAATTGTTGGAAAGAATAGAAGAAAATAAAGGGGATTAAGCTTTTGTATAAGCAACAACATCCATCACTTCCATACAAGGTGGTTGAGCTTCTGAATTACTTATCGCATCAACCACAAAAATAGGTCCTTCGGTATAAATAATATATCGAAGGGTTTTTTTATCATTTTCACCATAGCCCAAAAATTTAATATTAACATTTTCAAAACCATATTCCATAAGTTTTTTACTTATTAAAGTTTTAATACCTTCACCCGTACAAGGGATGTCTTTAAGAACATTAGCCAACTCAATAGCACTAACCTCGTTAATTCTTGTTTCAGTTAGTTTATCTAACTGTGATTCTGTTAGTTTAATTATTTTTTTCACCTCTATTTCTTTTTTTCTTTTTTTTATCTTTTGGTTCCGACTCTTCTTTTACTACTTCAACTAAAGATAGTTTATCGTTTAACAAATCTATAGTTTCTTCTAGTGATTTAATTTTACTGGTGTAAAAATTAACTAAATCTATTTTTTCATTTGTTAATTTTTCTCTAATTTCTACTAAAGAATCACCTAACTTAATTAATTTTTCTTCTTTTATTTTACATTTAGATAAAGCCAATTCTAATTCTTTCTTAGTTAATTGTAGGTTAGCGTCAATATCTTCAATTCTTTTAACCTTTCTATCAATAATGTATTGTTCTTGTTTTATTGTTTGTTCTAAGGAATCCATAATAAATACCTTTTGTCTATTGTTTTCCCTTATTTTACCAATCTTACCGTCAGCATAAGATAATAAACTATCCGTTTTATTTATGACCTCAACATAATGTTTAGTCTTAACCTCTTCTTTAACCTCTATTGTTTTACCACAAGAGAATAAAGCTGTTGTAGATAATAAAATTAATTTATACTTAAACATTCTAATAACTTTTCATTTATTTTATCTAGTTTTTTCTCTAGTTCTTGTTCTTCTGCTTCTAATTTTTCGATTCTTTTTTCATAATCATTAAAAATCCTTTCATTCTTTTTATCGGCGTCAAGGTAAAGATAACCCACCACTATGACTAATAAGAAAGCTATAGCCGCTATAGGACTTTTTTTAAATTGGTCAAATGATACAGGTAATTTCATATATTATAAATATTAATCGTAATCTTCATCGTAATCTCTAGGGTCAAAACCAGACTGTCTTTTTTCGTATTCCTCTGACTCTAAACCAGATTCATATTCTCTACCTTCTTCAAAACCCCTATTATATATTATCGATTTTTGTTTTTTTATCTCATCTTCTAATTCCCCTCTCATATCAATTTTCCCATCTTCAAAACCTTCATCATAAGCCTCTTCAAGTTCATTGTCAATGTCATACTTAGCATCTATTTCACCATCATACACACCTTCTCTATAACCCTCATTATGACCTTCTTCCCAACCCTCTCGTTGACCTGTATCTCTACCACTATCATAAATAGATTCAGAAAAATCATATAACACATCAGCCATTTCATCTAATTTTTCACCACTTAAACCTAAACGATAAATAAAGTCTACTAATTTATTTGAATCTACAAATCTTTCATGAATATAATAATCATTATCCTCTAAATTTTTTAATTTATTAGTGATTTCACTTTTTGATGCGGGGTTGGTATTTTTAACCCAATCAAAATCATTATCTTCCTTTAATATTTTCTTAATTAAATCTTTCATTATCATTTAATAAATATCACGATATTTATGAATATGGACATAAACGAGAAAGAAATTGAACAAGCCAGCAGAAAGATAGATTTATCTGGATTTAAAATGCAGGATGAACTCAACCCTAAGATATGGGATAAAGAACAAAAGATGAAACCTGATGTTAAAAAAACTCTATTAAAGATTGCTGATGATTATTTTGAATCTTTAGATTTACCTGGGGTAGATATTGAAGATGTTACTATGACGGGTTCTTTAGCTAACTATAATTGGTCTAAGTACTCTGATGTTGATTTACATATTGTAGTGGATTATAATGATATTCCTGTAGATGAGGATTTAGTTGTAGATTTTCTTAAATCAAAAAGTTCTAATTGGAATAAAGAACATGATGTTAAAATATATGGGTACGATGTTGAACTATATGTTCAAGATGAAAATGAAGAGCATCACTCAACTGGGGTTTACTCTATACTAAAAAACGAGTGGATAACCAAACCACAAAAAAAGAAAATATCTTTTAACGATAAGTCCGTTAAAGATAAATCAAATCGTTTTATGGATAAAATAGAGGAGATTTATAGTGAAATGGACGATGTTGATAATAGTGAGACGATTAAACGTGTTGATAAATTAACAGAAAAAATTAAAAAAATGCGTCAATCAGGTTTAGAGTCTGGTGGTGAATTTTCAGTTGAAAATATTGTTTTTAAAGTTTTAAGACGTAATGGTATGTTGGATAGATTGTATGATATTAAAACTGTCGCGTATGATAAATCCGTTACCTTAGAATCTACAATTATGAATGAGAGGTTGATGGATAAAATAAAAGAAATTAACCCAAAAGAAGAAATAGATAAAGCCAAAAAAAAATTAAAAAAGTTTGGTGAAGGTTTAAAACAAGAAGGGAAAGAAACAAAGAGGGCTTGGAATACTGTAGTTGATGCTATAAATAATAAAAGAGATTTAACACCCGAAGAAAGAAAAGAGGTTGGTGACCAATTAGGTGACTTATTAAAAACAACTGGTCTTACCTTAGCTACCTTTTTACCAGGTGGTATATTATATCTTTTATTAACAAGAGTTCCACGTTTTAAAAAATACCTAATTCCATCTTCTTTCAGGGATTTAAACTAAAATAAACATATTTATATATAAAAGAAAATTATGGGCACTAGTTATTATGTATTACATACACCAGCTGAAGCTAATTATTCAGCTTACACCTATTACCAAATATACGTTAATGCGGGTGGTACTTTAACCTATAAAGGTAGTGTACTACCATCACCATCAGGTGGACCAATTGTTTTAGATTTGACAGTTAATTCACCCACAGATGCAACAGGTACATTAATATCCTTTTTAGGTAAGAAAAAACCTGAAGCATTCGCACCAGGACCTCCAGGTCAAGGTGGTGTTAACACAGATGGAACTTGGAGTATAAAGTAAAAAAATAAAATAAAATGAAAAAAAGTACTTTAAATAGAATGTTAAAATTAGCGGATATTAAACCTGTTATAAAAGAAAGTAAAATGTCACTTTCTAATTTTGAATTAGTTAAAAATTCTGCTGATGGTAATACTTACGCAATTGTAAGAGAAAATAAAAGATACCACATAAAACAAGCCCAAACGAAAGAAAATTTAGTTGAGTCTGATTTTGATTACGTTGGTGGTGTGGCAAATAAAATAAAAAGGTCTTTTACTTCATTTAGTGAAGCAACAAAAAACCTTAATTTAATGTTTGAAGAAATTAATAATCACTATGAAAATGAAAGTACTAATATACTAGAATCTGATAGTGTTTTATCTGAAAAAAAGTTTGTTTTAAAATTAGACAAAAAGAAAAAAACTAAATCTGCTCCTCCAGCAGAAGAACCAATGGAAGAACCGGCAGCTGAAGAAGGTGGTGAAGATGAATTTGATTTTGGTGGAGAAGAAGAAACCGAAGAAGGTGGTGATGATTTTGACTTTGAAGGAGGTGAAGAAGAAGGTGGTGATGATTTTGACTTTGAAGGAGGTGAAGAAGAAGGTGGAGAAGAATTTGATTTCGAAGATGAAGAAGGTGGTGAAGAAGAATCTGATGTTGAGGAATTTGGTGGTGAAGAAGATGAAGATTTAGAGTTAGATGACTCTGATGATGAAATTAAAGATATTCAAAGTACAACAGGAAAATTAGGACAACAATTAAGAGATGTTGAAGATATTTCTTCTGATATGCAAAAATGGGTTGCTAAATCTGTGTTATCAGCTTTAGACCTAGATACAATGGATTCAGAAGACAAAAAAGATATTATTAAAACCGTTAAAAAGAAATCAGATAAACCAGCTGAAGATGAAGAAGTGGAATCTTCTGAAGAAGAATTTGATTTTGAAGAAATGGAGGAGTCATATGATAACCATATGGGTGATGATTACGAAGATGACATGGATGGTATGGATAATTATAACTGGGATGGTGTTAATATAGAAGACGAGTTCCCTTCTTATGAAGATGTTTATGATGAAACTGAAGAAACAGAACTTGTTGATGAGGATGAAGAAAGGTACATCAAACCAAGAAAAAGAAGAAATACTACTTCTGCTTTACCAGGTTTTCATAGACCAAATTTAAGAAATCAAGAACATGATTCTGATGAGTATGATTCACATATGAGTGAAAAAAGCATGGAAGAGATTGATGAGTTTCTTATGGATATGGAAGAAACGGGTATTATAGAACCGTCTAATGAGTATGATGATTATGATTCATATATGGATGAAACTACCGTTGTACAAGGAAACTCAGGAGAAGAAGAAGCAGGAGAAGAAGGTAACTATGACCCAAATAGAGCGGCTTACGAATCTGAAGATAAAGGAGAAGATACTGAAATAGGTGGTGACGAAGATGATAAAGTTGCTGACCCTGATGACAAAAATGTTGAAGATAAATTATTATTAGATATTGAAGAAGATATGGGACCTGAAGAAATGGAAGCTCTTTATGGACCTAATACAAAAAAATATGACAGGTCAGGTTCTTCTAGAGCTATGAGACAAGCTGATAAAGATATTTCAACCCATTACCATAGACCGGCAGCACCAGGTTATGATTTAGACCCTATAGAAAAATGGGCAAAACATAAATTACCTTATGATACCGAATTTATGGGTGAAGGTGATTATATGACAGAAGACCACTTAAACGATAAGATGGAAACTTACGAACAAGAAAAGGCTTATGAAGATGTAGAAACTGTTGTTAGAAGATATGGAATGGATGTTGAATTAAGAGAAAAGGCAACATCTGAAGACCCTGAAGAAAGTTTAATTTATTTAGACATTGTTGATGGTGACACAAAATTACTTGTGGCTAGAATAAATTCAGTAGGTGATATTGAAGTTGGTGAGATGAGGGGTAATAAGTTTACAGGTGAACCGCTTGACAGTGTGGAAGATTTTATCGAAATTTTTGGTGAAGATTTAACTAAAAAAGAAAAACAAAAATTAGATATGGAAGAAAATATTGAAATGAGCCCAGCACCACAAAAAGCACCCGAAGAAAAACCAAACGAACCAGCAACAAAACCTGGTACACCCGATAAAACACCAGGAAAAGATAGACCTTCAAGAAGGCCGTTCACTCCACCCCCAACAATTACGCCGGGAGAGGAACCAGGACCTAAAGCGGCTGACGGACAAGATAAAGTAGATAAAGATACGAGGTACGATAAGGATAATGAAAAGTGGAGTTGGGAAAAAGATAACGAAGACGTAGAATTCGAATAATAAAAAAATAAATTATGAACAACAACCCATTTAAACAACCAATGATGTCAAACATATCAGGACTCAAATGTGATAATCCTGAATGTGAATATAAAGATGATACGGTTGATAGTGTTGATTATGAACAACATATAGATAAACCATGTCCTGATTGTGGTGAAAGTCTTTTAACACAAGATGATTATGATAAGGTACAACAAATACAACAACAAATAATGGACCTTAACAAATTGTTTGGTAATATGTCTGGTATGGGAATGCCTACAGATGGTGATGAAGACCCACAGTACACAGAATTAAACCCTGATATGTTAAAAGGTTTAGGTGATGATGAAAACATGAACGAAACTATTAAGAGATTTAATAAACTTATTTAATGTATCTAATCTACATCAACAGAATAGGAACAACATTTAAAGGGGAACACATTTTTGAGTTCCTCTTTTCGCATTCAATAGAATGGGATTGGGATGATACGTGGTATGAGTCATCAGTTATGACAGATACTAGAGAATTAGCACCTGATGAATCTATAGTAAAAATTGTAGGAACATTAAAAACGGATGAATTTAATTTAGAATTAGTGCAGGAGGATGGTGTTCGTGATATTTATAATGCAGTAGAAGGAATTATTGCGTTGGGTTGGGAAAAGTTGGAGGATGAAGAAGAAATACCTGAAAAACGTAGGGTATTTAATTTTGGTGACACCAAAGAGTCTGTTGATGAACAACTTTATGAATATGACCTAGCGTTAAAATATAAAGAAAATAAAATAACAAGAGATGTCTAATAAAGAAAAAAATAAAGAACCATATCTTTTACAAGATGAGAAGTCTTTGGATGAACTCAAAAATGTCGACACAACCATAATTGAGCCTGAAGACCAAGAAAAAGCTAGTAAAAATGACAATGAAGGTAAAAAAATAACCGATTTAATAAAAAAGGCTAAACCTGAAAATGTTAAATATCAGGAAGACGGTTCAATTGAAATAACAAATGAGGGTGATTTAGCTGAAGATGAGGTAAACGAATACAAAGAAACAGAAGGTTTTCATTTTGATAAACTACAAATAAAAGGACAAGACGAAAAGAAATTTTTAGAATTTTTACAAGCTGTAGCGGATGGGAAAGTAGATGTTGGTTCTGTTTCTTTAGGGGCTAAGGGAGATTTAACAATACAAAAAGCTCACTATGACCCAACATTAAATAAAAAGGGAAAAATATTAACTAATGAATCATTTAAAAAATTAGTTAATAACTTTAATAGAATTAATTTGTCAGAGTCAGATATTATTAATATACTTGAAGAAACTCAGAACCCTACGATGACTAAATCTGAGTTATTGGAAACTATACAAAACAATTTAATATCCGAAGCAAATATGAACGATAACGTAAGACAAAATTTTGAAAGTGGTGAAAACGATTACCAAGATATATTAGGTGGTGAACTAACTAATCAGTTAGCCCAAGAAGCCTTCCAAGAAATAGCTGATGATATTAGAAGAAAAACAGGTAAACAAAATGTTACCTTAGGCGATGTACAAAACCTTTTGGGCACATCTTTAATGGCGGCAGCAAAAGAAGAGTATAGAATTGGCACTGAAAGTTTGGAAAGAAAAGCGGTAGATATGATTCGTAAACAATACAACATCCCTGCTGATGCTGTTGAATTTGATGCTAAGATTGTGGGATTACCACCTCAAATGTTGGTTGGTGGTGATATGTCTCCTCAACAAATGGAACAATTATCAAACCAAGCTGGAATTAAGGTTGGTAAAATTAATCGTGAGGGTTTAAAAATGTCTAAAGGTGATAAACAACCACCCCAAGGTAAATCTCATGATGAATTAAAACCACAAATAAAAAGACGTAGATTGACTAACGCTATGATGCATGGAGCGGCTAGAAAGTCACAAAATCTACACCATTTAGATGACCAATTAAGGGATGAAAACCCTCAGTTAGGTAGAAATTACGCTAATTTAATGGCAGCCAATGACGCTAACTATTTTTTAATAGATGATGAAACAATTAAAAGAGAAGGGGAGAGTGGTATTCACGCTGGTAATGTTAGAGTAGACCTTTCTAACAGAGAAAAACCAAAAATTATAGCTCAAGGGATGGTATTCCCAATACTTTTACATGAATTATCTAAAGGTGTGGTAGAGTTAATGTCATTATGGGGTTTACCTGAAGATGCTGAAACAAGAAGATATGTTTTAGATAAAACAGATAACTTATCTTCTGAAACAAATGACATTCGTTTGGGTACAAAAATTTGGGAAAGGTTCGTATCTCAAATTCCTGTAGATAATCAAGAAGTGATTTCTTTAACTTGGAATATGTTACAAGAATTACCCGATACTGAATATAATAACGTCATAGAGGGGTTAATTCAAAATAGTACTAACGCTGAACAAAAAGTTAGGAGATTGGCTGATGAAGCTTTAGAAGAGTTAAGAAAAGAATCTTCTGATGACGTTTTTGGTGGTTATGACGATAGCCCTGAAGAAGAAGATGATGGTGATACTTTAACACCACCAGAAGAAGAGGGTGGTAGAGAGGTAACACCTTCTCCCGAAATAGATGAACCATCTGAACCATCTGAACCTGACTATGAAAGAATGTCAAAAAGAGAATTAGAAAGAGAAATTGATTCGGCTTTAGACACTGGGGATATGGAACTAGTTAGACATCTAGGTTCAATCCTAAATAAGAAATAACAGATTAGGACTGTTATAGTCTACGGACTACGAAACCCACTAAAGTTCGCTACTATGGTGGGTTTTTTCTTGCACATCGATATTTATAGGTATGAGTATTAGTAAAGGACAAATGATGTATGAAATAGGGAAATGTATGAAAGACCCTATATACGCGATTGAGTCTTACCTTGAAACTGAGGATAGGACACAAGGTGGGTTTGTTCCGTTTAAACTATTCCCTAGACAAAAAGAGTTAGTCGATGCTTATCGTGTTAATGACCATAATATAGTCATGAAACCTAGACAGGCAGGTATATCAACAACTACCGCAGCTTTTTTAGCGATACTAACAGCTTTAGCTTCAAATAAAAGTACCCAAAAAATTCTTATTGCAGCAAATAAACAAGAAACAGCAAAAGAATTCTTAAAAAAAATTAGAGATTTCACAGTACAATTACCATCTTGGATGGATGTATATAGACCACCAAACTCAGAGTCGTGGTTTGACCCTGAAAAAAATTCTAGTTCACACTATAAATTATGGAATGGTTCTGAGGTTAAGGCGGTAGCTTCTTCAAAAGATGCTTTAAGGGGTTATACCCCATCAGTCATTGTTGTGGATGAGGCAGCTTTTATTGAAGGTAATAAAGGTGAAGAATTCTATACAGCCGCTCAACCTTCATTATCGACAGGGGGTAGGTCAATACTTATTTCAACACCCAATGGACATGACCCACTGTACCATAAAGCTTATATTAACGCTGAAAGGGGTAAAAATAATTTTAATATTGTTTCTATGAAATGGTATGAAGACCCTAGATATAATGGTAGGAATAAAAATGAACAATTCCCACATGGTATGACTTGGAATTTATTTGATGAGAAAACTGGTGATGTTGTTGAAACTATATTTGACCCAGCTAGTGGTGATATAAACCATTACACAGGTGAAAAATGTACTGTACCTGAAGAAACTTGGCCTGATATGATTGAGAAAGGGTTTCAACCCACGTCTGGTTGGTTTGATGGTATGTGTGCTCAACTTAACCACAATGCTAGGTCAATTGCTCAAGAGTTACTTTGTTCATTTGTTGGTTCAGGTGATAATGTTATTGATGACAAATATAAAAACAGACAAAGTCGTGATAATGTTAAGGACCCAATAAGAAAAGAATGGATTGATGGTAATATGTGGATATGGGAAGACCCTATTAAGGACCACCAATATATTTTGTCCGCTGACCCATCTTCAGGTTCTTCTGATGATTTTGCTGGTCTTGTGATATGGGATTTTACAACAGGTAACCAAGTTGCTGAATATCACGGTAAAGTCGCTCCTGATGTATTGGGTGAAATATGTAAGTACTATGGTGAATCCTACAACGCTTTTATAGTGGTAGATATTACAGGTGGATGGGGAGCTTCGGTTGTTCTTAAGTTAATAGAACTAGGGTACCCAAAAAGAAACCTTTATTATGACGTAACTGTTGGTATTGATTCTGTAGAAAACAATAAAGCTTTACAGAAATATATGGATAAAGGTAAATTACCTGGTTTAAATTTCCAAAAAAATAGAAACACAATAGTATCAAAACTGGAAGAATCGATAAGAATGGATTCATTTAAAATTCGTTCTAAAAGAGCTTTAATGGAGATAGAAACCTTTGTATTTATTGGTGGTAGAGCAGACCACATGAAAGGTTATCACGATGACCTTTTAATGTCAATAGCCATGTGTTGTTTTGTTGGTTCTACTTCTTTTAAAGATTTAGAGAAATCGAAAGGACAAGCTAAAGCGATGATTAGTAGTTGGTCTGTAGAGACTACTGATAGTAATGATAGTGAGACACTTAAAGAAGTTGTTGGTTCTAGTTTTTACACTGACAAAAAACCAAAAAATAACGTTACTACCGAACAATTTAAAGAAAATATGTGGATTTTTGGTGGAATGAAAGGGTTTAGAAAATAATATTATGGCAAATAAAATAACATCAAAGAGTCCTTTTAAAGGGAAACCAAATCGTAGAGCTGGTACTGGCCCAGTTTACAATAAGTTTAATACACCACCTAGAATTTCTAGTGGTAGAGTTAAAACTAATACATTAGAAAAAGAACCTTGTTTTGGGCCTTACGACAACATAACTAATTATGTTTGGGTAATAGATGTTTCTAATGGTAATCATTTGGCATATGTAGATTGTGATTATGTATAACATAACCTTCACATTAATAAATGTGTTAATTACATTTATGGATGATATTTATAAGAGAATATTAAATAAAAATGGCAGAAGAAAATAAAAATTTAACAGTATACCAAAAACTATTTTACCTTTTTGGTCAGGGTGGTGGACCTAAAACTAATGCCACATACAACAAGTATAGTTTAAGTGACAAAGATTTAATCGTAACAAAATCAAAACAAGATTTCCAAAAAGAAAAATTACAGTTACAACAACAAAAATATTTAGAGGGTCAATGGGCTAAAGTAGATAACGAACTCTACCAAAAATCAGTGTTTTATGAAACCTCTAGAGTGGCTTCTTATATGGATTTTGAAGCTATGGAATTCACACCTGAAATTGCTGTGGCCTTAGATATTATGTCTGAAGAATCTTGTACTTTAAATGAACAGGGTAGAATAATGTCTATATACTCAGATTCAAATAGAATTAAAAAAATTCTTGATGATTTATTTTTTAATGTTTTAGATATTCACTCTAATTTACCAATGTGGACTAGAAATACTTGTAAATACGGTGATAACTTTGTTTACCTAAAAATAGACTATAAAGACGGTATTGTTGGAGCAAATCAATTAACCAATGTAGACATAGAAAGAAAAGAGGCTGATTCATTTCCATTTCAAAGAAACACTGAAGAAATAGAAGGGGAGATGAAAAAGAAAAACGTCACTTTTGTATGGAAAGATAAAAGTTTAGATTTTAATGCGTGGGAAGTAGCTCATTTTAGGTTACTTGGTGATGATAGAAAATTACCTTATGGTACTTCAGTGTTAGAAAAAGTTAGACGTATATGGAAACAATTACTTTTAGCTGAAGATGCTATGTTGGTTTATCGTGTGACAAGGGCACCTGAAAGAAGGGTTTTTAAAGTTTATGTTGGTAATATTGATGACGCTGATGTTGAATCTTATGTGCAAAAAGTTGCTAATAAATTTAAAAGAACACAAGTAACCGATAGTCAAACAGGTCAAGCAGATGTTAGGTATAACACATTAGCTGTTGACCAAGATTATTTTGTACCAGTTAGAGACCCTAACGCTTCAATGCCAATTGAGACTCTCCCTGGGGCAACGAACCTAGACCAAATAGCGGACATTCAATTTATTCAAAGAAAAATGGTTACAGCTCTTAGAGTACCAAAAACTTTCTTAGGTTTTGAAGAACCAACAGGTGAAGGTAAAAATTTAGCTTTAATGGATATTAGATTCGCAAGAACTATTAATAGAATCCAACAAGCTATGATTCAAGAATTGAATAAAATTGCTATTATTCATTTATATATCTTAGGTTTTCACGATGAAATAAATAATTTTAAACTATCTCTTAACAACCCATCTACTCAAGGTGAGATGTTAAAAGTAGAACAATGGAAAGAAAAAGTATTACTTTATAAAGATTTAGTCGCTCCTGTAGATGGTGGTATCGCACCAACATCACATACTTGGGCTAAAAAGAATATCTTTAATTGGTCATCGGAAGAAATACTAGAAGATTTAGAACAACAAAGACTAGAGAAGGCTGCATCAGCTGAATTAGAACAAACCCCTAATATTATTAAAAACACAGGATTCTTTAAGAAAGTAGATAAATTATACGGAGAATTACCGATGGACCAAGGGGAAGGAGCTGAGGCGGGAGCTGAAGGTGGTGATACAGGTGGCTTTGGTGGAGACACTGGAGGAGGCTTTGGTGGAGACACAGGTGGTGGATTTGGAGATGATACTGGAGGATTCGGAGATGATACTGGAGGAGATGATACTGGAGGATTCGGTGAAAGTTTTAGGGGGGATGAAGACACTATAGATAGACTTTTATTAGAAGGAAAAAGAAAAAATGAAGATATTTCTACGATGACTAAAGGTATCGATGACTTATTAAATGAAGAAAGTGAGGATTAATTTTAAATACTTACAAATTAAGGCATATTTATTTTAAAAATAATACAATGAATTTTGGTACATTAAAAGATATATTTTGTTTAAAACTAATAGAATCTTATTCTTCTGAAGACGAAATTTCTAAAGAACACGGTAAAGATTTATATAAAAAGTTTTTAAAAACAATAAATGAAAGTGAAACATTAAAAACAGCCTTTATTGTTTTTAAGAATATTGAAACTGAGACTTTAAGTAGTGAAATCTCAGCCAATGAGTATTTAAAAGAGTCTATTAAATTATTTAAAAATAAAAAATCATTAACTAAGGAAATCAATAAATTAACTAATTTATTAGAGAGTAATGGTATTGATTATAAAGATTCAAAAACAACAAAACTACATAGAGATATACAAAATCTAATAACTTCACCTAGAAACATTGGGACTTTACAAAAGTTACAAGAATCTAGGGAAAGTATAACTGAGTGGTTAGTTACAGATAAAATTAAAATAAACGAAACAGAATCAGAGGAGGATTTAATTAGGAAAAATGTTGACCCTAAAAAATTCTTAAACATTGCTGTAAATAAATTTAATGAAAAATATAAAGATTCATTAAACGAAGAGGAAAAATATATATTAAAAGTTTTACGTGAAAACAATGAAGACACAATTAAAGAATTAGTGTTAAATTTAGTGAAAGAAACAGTAACCCTTGTTAATAAACATTTAAATGAGAACGGAGAAAATATTAATATTAAAGGAAAATTGTTAGAAACTAAGGACACAATATACAGAATGTCTGAAGATAACGGCAATTTTAATCAAAATATTTTAAAATTGTATGAGTTAAAAAAGAGTTTAAATTAAATTCTTAATAAAAAATCAGACAATGTTAGAAGTTTTAATACCAATTTTTACTACTATTATAGGTGTGGTCGGAACATTATTAACCATATGGCTTAAACACAAATTAGACGCTAGTAAAAAAGAAGATAAGTGTATAATCAATAAAACAGTAAAAGAAGATACTGAAATAATCTCAAGATTAGATGAAATTAAAGAAGAGATAGATGCGGACAGAATATCTATATACTCTTTCCATAATGGTGGAGAATATTATTCAGGTAAATCAATGCAAAAACTATCTTGTTCTTACGAGGTGGTAAAACCTGGTGTTTCTAGAACACAATTAACTGCACAAAATATTCCTGTTTCAGCTTGTTTAACCACTTTACAAAATTTAATGGAAAATAAGGAGTTTCATTGTGTAGATGTAGAAAATAACTACCCTGAAAGTGCTTGTAAATTTCAGTTAGTTGAAAATGGTGTTAAATCAACTTATCAATATGCTATATTCAATTTAGAGAGAAAAGCTATAGGTATTCTTAGAGTTGATTTTGTTGGTGAGATGAATGAGTTAACTAATGAAGAAGAACACACTTTAAAATATTCCGCTATTAAACTTTCGGGATATTTACTTAAATAGATAATAAATAAATTAAATAGTTTTATAATATGTTTAAAGATATGCTAAAAGAAAGAGGCAAATGGTCACAAGGTAGAGTTTATCTACTAGTATCTGTAGTCGTATACTATATTACATTAGGGTTTTTAATGGTAGCTGGATTACACAAATCTAATAACGATTTAGATTTAGATAAATTTAAAATTATTATAGATGCGTTAGAATACGCAATGGTATTATTTGGTGGTTATGTATTTGGTGGTAAGTTCTTAGATGTGGTTAAGGTTATTGGGGGTAAAAAAGATGACCCACCAAAAGAACAGAATATAGGATAAAAAACGGATAAAAGCCTCCTTATACCAAGGGGGCTTTTTTTTGTTACATAAAATGGTTATAATTAATAACAAATAACAATTGATAAAAAATAAAAATGAAAAAAGTTTTTTTAGAATACGTTTGGTTGGACGGAAATCAACCACAACAATTAAGAAGTAAAACTAAAGTAACTAGTTTTGAAGAGGTAAAAGATTACATCCATAGTGGGTTTGTTTGGAACTTACCCAAATGGTCTTTTGATGGAAGCTCAACAAAACAGGCTAAAGCCGGTAAAGGTGAAAATACAGATTGTATTTTAAAACCTGTGTTTTCTTGTAATGACCCATTTAGAGGTGATAATCATTATATAGTCTTTTGTGAAGTCTTAAATCCAGACGGAACCTTACACCCAACAAATAAAAGAGGTGAGTTGAGAGAGTTTATGAAAAAAAATAAAATGATGGACTCTAAAGATAATCTAGAAAAATCTAATTGGTTTGGTTGGGAACAAGAATATACTTTAACCACGAAACCAAATTTTAAAGAAGGTGAAGGATTACCCCTTGGTTTTAGACCAAAAGAAGAACCTAGACCACAAGGAGATTATTATTGTGGTGTTGGAGCAGATAATATCACAGGTAGAAGAATCGTGGAAGAACATTTAGAAAAATGTGTTGAAGCGGGTCTAGATATCTCAGGTATTAATGCTGAAGTTATGTTAGGACAATGGGAATACCAAATTGGGCCTGTAACTTCTCTTGAGGGTTCAGACCAATTATGGGTTTCTAGGTACATTTTACAAAGAGTGGCAGAGGAAAACGGAGTTAAGGTATCTTTCCACCCCAAACCTAAAACAGGTGATTGGAATGGTTCAGGATGTCACGTTAATTTTTCAACCCCTGAAATGCGAGAAGAGGGTGGTATTGAATTAATTAAAGATTCTGTAGAGAAATTGGCTTTAACACATGACGAACATATGAAAGTTTATGGTTTACATAATGATAAACGTATGACAGGTGAACATGAAACTTCTAGTATAGACGATTTTAGTTATGGGTATAGTACTAGAGATACTAGTATTAGAATACCCGCTCAATCAAGTATCGATGGTAAAGGTTATTTTGAAGACCGTAGACCAGCTTCTAATTGTGACCCATACAGTGTGGCATTACGTATGTTACAAACTGTATATAACGAAGTTGAAGAACTTATGAGTATTGACTAAATTAATTTATGAAAAGAGGAAAAGAAATGAAGATAGAAACACCATATCAATATAACATAAAATCAGGAACAGTAGATAACAAAAATCCAAAATCAGTTTATATTCAAATATCAGCTTGGGGTAAACCTAAAGACTCTGATATCGAGGACTATGAATCTATTTTAAGGAAAAAATCTAAAAGAGTTAAAAGAAAGTTATTCGAGGTTTTAGATAATAATAACTTTTATAAAGATAAATCTATTGTTGATTTTAATATGGCTTCTTCAGGTGTTAGTTATGGAAAAAGAAGTTTTATGTCAGTGGAAGTTACTTTATTTAAAAAAGAACCATTATTACCAATAAATTCAGATAAAATGATTCCAATGGTAAAAAATATATCAGAAAAAATAATAACCGATGTTTTTGAAAAAGATGAAAATTTTAAATTTTTTAAGAAAAAAAGTTAAAATAAAAAAACTAACACTAAAAAGCAAGTCTCCTAGTTTAATAGAAAAGGAAAACTGGTTAAACGGTGAAGGTCCACAAACTGATTAATAATTAAAAGGGCTTTTTGCCCTTTTTTTTATTGGTAAACCTAAAACATAAGGTTTATTAGCATATTTATAGAAAAAGTATAGATATGAAAATATTAAAACCAGGTGAAGAAGGTTATGGATTCCTAGTAGAATACGATTCTGGATTTGTATCGTCTGAACTAACCTGCCAAGATGGGGTGTGTTCAAACCACAATTTAATTAACGAATTTAAATCAGGATTAAGTCTAGGACAAGATGGTTCTTTACCAGACAAAATAGAAATATATGCTGTACTCCAAAAATGGGGTGTAGAAAATAAAAACGGGAGAGTCTATCCCGAAGAAATCCTTAAAAGAGAGGCAAAAAGATACCAAGAATTTATTGACATGGGGACTTCACTAGGTGAGTTAAATCACCCCGAATCTTCAATTATTGATGCTGATAGAGTGTCACATATGATTTCAGAGATTTGGTGGAACGGTAGAACACTTATGGGTAAAATGGAATTGGACACAACTCCGGGTTATCTTAAGTCAGGTATTATTTCATCTGTAGGTGACAAAGTTCTTAATATGATTAGGAAGGGTTGGACCGTTGGTATTTCTTCAAGGGGTGTTGGTTCACTTAAAAATGAAAATGGTAAGAATGTGGTACAAGATGATTTTGAATTAATTTGTTGGGATATCGTTACGTCACCATCAACTCCAGGTTCTTGGATTTCTTCAAGTGAAAAAGATTTGAAACCTTATATGGAATCAACAAAAGATAATAAAACAAAATTAGTGGTTGAGAATGACTCTGACTTACTAGATAATTTAAATAAATTTTTATTGTAATGAAAAAGAAAATAGTAAAATTAACAGAACAAGACCTAGAAAAGTTGGTCAAAAAAATCATTAAGGAAGATGACAATTATGATGATGACAATTATGAAGCCTTTTATGAAAGAAGTCCTCAATTAGCTGATTTACATGATGAGGTTTTATATTTAACACCCGGCTTTGGAATGGGTGGTACCGCAGGTGGTGTTGAAGTATTTGAACAAATGATGGATGCAATAGACATGGATGGTACAGAACTTTCTGATGAAGCTAAAGGAATAATTAAAAGACTTAGGTATGACCTTGGTGCTTTAGAAGGTTTCAATGAAAGAGTGGTGAAATTATATGAGGTCATCAGTGGTGAAAATCTTAGTGATTAAAATAAATAAATTATGAAAAACATTATATCAGAAAGAGAATTAAAAAGAATGGTTAAAAAAGTTGTTAGAGAAGAAAAACTAAACAACATTAACGAAGATAGAACTGACTTTGAAATGAGTGGTGCTAGAAGTCGTAAAGATTATACATCAAACCCAAGAGAAAGAGACATCTCTTCTATGTTTGGTAAATACGCTGATGATGTTCCACCAATAGTAATTAGATATCTAAGAAAAAATCCTGAAGCTATTGTAAAAAGATTATTTAAAATTTATGGTGAAAAAATATTTGACTATCTACCACAACAAGAAATGGAGGAAGAGTATGATTCTTATATGGATGATGTTCATGAAGATAAGGATTGGATTAAAAAAGCTGTTGAGAAACCTGGTTCTCTAAGAAAAAAAATGGGACTTAAAAAAGACCAAAAATTAACTTCAGCTGATATTAGAAAAAAAATGTCTCAACTTAAGAAAAAAGATAAAGACCCTAGTAAAAAAGGTGTTCAAGGTTTAGGTAAAAGAGATTTAAAAACTTATAGACAATTGAATTTGGCTAAAACTTTACGTGGCTTATAAGTATTTATATATAAGTTGCGCTGCAGCAAGCAGCTTAAGCAAAAAGCAGCAAGCAAATAAATAAAAATATAATATATAATAAAAATGAAAAAAAGAATCGTAAAATTAACTGAAAATGATTTAGAAATGTTAGTTCAAAAAATCATCAAAGAAGAAGGTGAAATGTCTTCTGGTATTGAAAAGAAAACTGGTAGGATTATTGAGTTACCCGTTTTTGGTCAATTAACTAAACAAATTAAATCTAAAAACGTGGATGAACAGGTTGAGGTCTTTATGACTTTATTAGGTCAAATGGATTTAAAAGGTAACTTTGGCATTAAACTTAAAAAAGCGATGCAAGAAAAAGGTTTAATGTAATATGAACATTCGTAAAATCATAAAGGAAGAACTTCTTAAGGAAGTGGGTGGTTATGATGACCCAAGTGTCATGGCTCAACATGCTGGAAAGTCAATGGGAGCACTCGCTAGTAGTCATAATGATTTATCTAACTTATTAGCTGGTATAGCTAATCAAGTTATGGATAGAGCTGATAAAAATGATATCAGTGATTCTTTAAGGGAAACATCAAAAGAAATAAATTTTTTCATAGACATTATCAAAACCGCTATAAGTGAAGTTATGGAAGATGATGTTATACTCCAAGCTAAAAAAGTTATTAAGTCACTTAATTCTTTTAGAAGAAGAATAGATGTTCTTTCTAATTTTTCAGACTCTATGGGTAATGATGAACAGTTTATTGAAAGGGTTAAACTTTTATTAATGGATTTAATACCTACACTAGAAGAATACGGTAAACAATTAATGACCACTAACAAAATGTTCGGTGATAGATTGTCCAATATGGGTCGTAGTTCTTTTGGTTCTGGATTTAGTTCTAACTAATACTTCACATATTAATATATTACCACTATAATTATATCTCACAAATAATTATTAATTAAAAAAAAGTTTTAAATTATGGGAGACCAAATCACAAATTTTTTCCTGGTTAGAGTAGAGTTCGAATCAATTAACGAACAAACAGGAAAACCAAAAAAAATCAAAACACAATATCTTGTAGATTCAATGACTTGTACTGAAGCTGAGGCTAGAACTCACCAATACCTTAATGGTACAGTATTAGATTATGAAATTGTATCCGCAGTTAAATCACCAATCGAAGACGTTATCCGTGTAGAAGTACCGGCATAATAATAATAAAATTGGTTAGAAATAAAAAAAGACTCAGAAATGGGTCTTTTTTTTTTAGTCTTGATATTCTTTAGGTAATCCCATTTCATCAGCTATTTTTTTAAATAACCCCTCATGTTCTTTATGTTTGGGTAAATCTTTTCCTACACACGCGTGAATCAATTCGTGTACAATCACCCATTTAAGGTATTCTTTATCTTCTAAAGCTTTTGGTTTAATACCCATTAAACCGTTTTTCCCATTTTTAGGGTGATTAAATCCAGCTATTTTACCATCCTCTATTTTACTATCTAGTTTAATATCTATTTTAGGTAAATCTAATTCTTTTCCTGTCACTTTTTTATAAACTTTTTTTAATTCCACCTCAATACTATTTTTTAATGTATTAATAGTCTTTAAATCATCGTTTTTTTCTTTTAAACGTAGATTTGTCATTTCCATAGAAAGACTTTCCTTAATCATTTTTTTAATAAAATCAACCATATAAAAATAAATATCACCATTTTTTAAACAAGTCCCATAAAAAAATCAAACTTTTCCACATTTATTGGATATTTATTTTAAAAACAACGCATTTTATTGCGCTGTTTTTTAATAATAATAATTTTTTAAATAAAAAAAGAAAAAAATGGCTGAAACAAGAAAGTCTATCATCGATGAAGCTTTTATGGAAGCGGAAAGTATAGAACAAGCTTTCAAAGCTAACTCAAAAGAAATACTGGCTCATACAATGGGTTCAGAAATTGAAGAAATGGTAAAGGAATCTTTAGAAGGTTCGGTAGCTTTAAACGAAGACGAAGATGATGAGAATGTTGATTTAGAGTTAGACTTAGGTTTAGACTCTGACGAGGCCGGCGAGGATGCTGGTGACGACCTTGACCTAGAATTAGGTGATGAGGATGATGAAATTGAAATGGACGATGAGGATATGGATATGGATTCTGATGACCTTGAAATTGTAGACCTTACAGATGAAGATGACGAGACAGTAGTTAATGTTTTCAAAAAAATGGCTGACGAAGACGAAATCGAAGTTGTTCAAACTGAAGACGGGGTTGAAATCAAGGATAACGAAACTGGTGCCGAGTACAAAATAGAACTTGGTGGTGATTCTGAAATGGATGATGAAGACATGGAAGATATGGATGATGAAGATATGGAAGACATGGAAGACATGGAAGGTGAAATTGAGTATCAAATCGAATTAGATGATGAGGAAGACGAAGAAGAAATGGAAGACGAAATGTCTGAAGATTCTAGACGTACACCTTCTAATAGAAGAAAACGTAATTTAAAACCTGCTAGTCTAAAAAACGAGTCTAAAAAACCAAAGTTCTTAAAGTTAGTAAACGAAAATAAAGTTCTAAAAAATAAAATGAGTTCAATCACGACTGAAAACGAAACTTTAAAAGAAGACTACAACAAAATGGTAGACGCTCTTAAAGAATTCAGACAAAAGTTGAACGAGGTAGCTGTTTTTAACAGTAACCTTACATATACAGTTAGATTGTTTACTGAACACACAACAACTAAAAGTGAAAAAGTTGATATCATTAAAAGATTTGACGATTCAAAGTCACTTAAAGAATCTAAGGCTACATACAAAAATTTAGTTAAAGAAATCTCTAAGACAAAGACACCAATTAAAGAATCAATTGATGAAAAACTTAATGAAACTAAAAGTAGTGGTTCAGCATCTGAAATAACTGAATCAAAAGTTTATGTAGACCCACAAATAGAAAAAATGAAACAATTGTGGAACTACGAATATAAAAATTAAAAAATAATAATAAAAAATTAAAAACCAAAAAAAATGGGATATTTATTAAAATCTGGAGAAGTTGGTAATATCGGACTTAAGCACCAAAAAGCTGTTCGTGAAGCAACTGTCTCTAAATGGAACGACCTAGGATTCTTAGAAGGATTAGAAGGTCACGTAAGAGAGAACATTGCTTTGTTATATGAAAACCAAGCATCTGTTCTTATCAATGAAACTACTGACGCTGGTTCAAGCGGTTCTTTCGAGACTGTAGTTTTTCCTATCGTTAGAAGAGTTTTCTCTAAATTATTAGCTAACGATATCGTATCTGTACAAGCTATGAACTTACCAATCGGTAAATTGTTCTACTTCGTACCTAAAGCTTCTGAAAGAGTTACTGGTGCCGATGGTAAAGAAAGACACGGTGAGCCAGTTGTTACAACTTGTATCAATGATAATGTAGCTTGTGACGAAACAACTTACTCTGATTGTGCTAAGAATCTTTATGACAGATTCTACAACGATGAGTTCTTTGACCAATCAAAAGGTGCTTTCTCAGCAGTTACAAGAAACGCAGACCCTGTAATTTGGACGGCATGTTCTACTGGTTCTGAATTTACTGACGGTGTTTCTGCATTCGGTGGTGACGGTTCGGTTAGAACTCAAATCTTAAAATTATGTGGTTTCAATACATCTGGAGCTGGAAGATTAACAGGACCTAACGGAAACGAAATGGATACTGAAGAGTTTTTAGCTTCTTTAGACCTTACTGTTACTGGTGACTTAGTTGATAAAGATGGTCAAGTAATTTTAGCGTCAGGTGACCAAGTTCCTTTTAGAGTTGTTACTCAAAGATATGGAAAAGGTATCGTTGATTACGGTGATATCTGTACTCCTGATGGATGTATCTATTTAGAGGCTGATTTAACTCACCCTGTATGTGTTACTTGTGATGACGGTACTTTCGATGGTTACATTGGAGCACAATCAGGTACAACTGCTATCGTTCCTGGAGCTGGTGTAGCTAACTTAGGTGGAACTTCATTCGCAGCAGTTTGGAGACAATACGAAGACCTAGAGCTTGAATCTCAAATGGGAGAAGTTTCTTTCGAACTTGATTCTGTTACAGTATCGGTTACTGAAAGAAAACTAAGAGCTACTTGGACTCCTGAATTAGCACAAGACGTATCAGCATTCCATAACATTGATGCTGAAGCTGAATTAACAGCTTTATTGTCTGAGCAAGTTGCAGCTGAAATCGATAGAGAAATCTTGAGAGACCTTAGAAAAGGTGCAGCATGGCAATTACGTTGGGATTACAACGGTTATAAGAGATTACCACAATCTAACGCTTACACTCAAAAAGAGTGGAACCAAACGTTAGTAACGGCAATCAACCAAATCTCAGCTCAAATTCACAAGTCTACATTAAGAGGTGGAGCTAACTTTATCGTGGTATCTTCTGAAGTATCAGCAATTTTTGATGATTTAGAGTACTTCCACGTATCAAACGCTTCTCCTGAGCAAGACAACTATAACATGGGTATTGAGAGAGTAGGTTCTTTATCAGGTAGATATACTGTATACAGAGACCCTTACGCTCCAGCTAACTCAGTATTAGTAGGTCATAAAGGTAAGTCATTGTTGGATACTGGGTACATTTACGCACCTTACGTACCATTACAATTGACTCCTACAATGTACAACCCGTTCAACTTCGTACCTGTTAAAGGTATCATGACTCGTTACGCTAAGAAATTTGTTAACAACAGATTCTACGGACAAGTTAATGTTGATGGATTACGTACATTTGACGTGAGAGAATTAAGATAGTATAAATCTTAAACAATAACTGAAGGGGAACTTAATGTTCCCCTTTTTTTATGCTTTATTAGATATTTATTAATATGAATCTAAAAAGAATCATAAAAGAAGAAATTGACGATAGTCTAGATTGGATTAAGGATACACCAGAAGTTTCTATTGGGGGTAAAAACGGTTTACCAATAGAAAGTGTTCCTTTAGGTACCAAGATAGTAACACCTGACGGTGATGTATTCACTATAGAAGATGTTACTGGCTTTCATATGCCACATCAATTTGTGTGGGGTAGAGACTTAAAACCAGCTTGGTTGGGCCCTAAAAATGATGAGGATAATAAGAATTGGCATAACGCTTTATGGTTACGAAGAGCAACCCCTGAAGATTTAAACGAATCTGAAGAGTTAGATTGGATTAAAGGTGTTGACACATATTATAAGGTAGAACAATTAGAAGTTGGTAAGATGTATGAGTTCATACCTGATTATTCTATCATGGGCAAATACGATGGTTATGATGATTTCCCTAATTGGGTTTCTAGTTATGAGGGTCAAAACTTTTATATTATTAAACAAGAGCCCAAACCTAGATTTCCAAAAAGTGGTGAGATTACCTTTAAACAGATTGGTAAGTCTAATAAAATGATTTACGATGGTAAATACGTTAAACTACCATACAACGCTAGAGTATTTTTATGGGGTAAGTTTAAAGAGGTTGAAAACCCTGAATTTGTTACGGAGAATGAAGAATTAGATTGGATTCAAGATACACAACCTGATAAAAAAGACATTCTTAATTTTAATAAAAAAATGTATAAAACAACCCTTGATTATGATGATATTAAGATAGGGGATAAGTTTATACCACCCGGTAGCCATCATATATGGACCGTTGATGATATGTATGATTGGGGTGTAAGTAGACGTGACTATCGTTTCATGGTTTGGTTAAAAAATGATAAAGGAAGTATTAGAAGAAAAATTTATAACCGTGGTAATAAATTTCCTGGTGATTATAGGCCTTGGAGAAAAATTGTTAATGAACAAATAAAAGAATCTAATAAAGAATGGGATTGGGCTAAAGATATTACTCCTGTTGAATTGGAAGACCCTGAAGATTGGATTGGGAGGTCGTTTGGTTATGGTCCTGAAATAATAGATGAAATGAGTGATATGGAAATAATTGAAGGTGACCATGAAGAATATTATACAATAAAAGAAATTGATGTTAATGGTAATTTATCCTTAACCAAGTACCACCCAAAGTATGGTAAAAATCATGATAGTAGTACATCAGTTAATTTTTTAAGAGAGTATATTAGTAACGGTAGATGGGTATGGAAATAAGAAAAATAATACGAGAAGAAATAGAAGACTTTAGTGACTTTGAATGGGCTAAAGGTGAAATAGAATACCCAATATATTCAATAGATTTTCTTATTGGTAAAAAGGCGTATTATAGAGAGAATAACATGGAAGAGGTCCAAAAAACTCAAAAATGTACTATGTCAGATTTAAATAAGTCAGACTTAAATTTAGGTGAAATAAAAAATGGTATTGGTTGGACAATAAAAAAAGGTAATTTACCAGGTCCGAAGAATAGTGTTAGTATAATACTTGACAACAACAAAGGTACACAGCATTGGTTTGAAGACGATGTATTAGAATTTGTTAGGTTAGGTATTTGGGTTGTTGAGGGTGATGACGGTAAATTTATAAATGAATCAGAGGAATTTGATTGGATTAAAGATATTGAACCTGAAATCACTAATGAAAATTTTCATATGTTTTATAATAAACCTTTTTATTGGTATAGTCCCTTGAGTCCAAATAAATGGGTTACTTCTCAAGGAATGCCTAGAGTTTATTGGTTTGAAGAGTCTGGTATTCATTCAAGAGATAACGATGAGATAGCTTTGTTTTGTTATAAAGATTTTGAAAGAGATGAGTGTACGGATATGTTCCATTCAACAGCTATTAACTATATAAAAAAAGGGGTTTTACAACACCAACCACAATTAAGTGATATTAAGGATGATTAAACACCGTTTTCAAGGTCTTCTTGTAAAATATTATAATATTCTTCCCTAAAAATTTCCCTAACTCTTTCTTCTGTCATTAAATCACTACCATTCCAAGTTATTTGATTTTCGTTTGCCTCAAAAATAACACCACCTTGACCATTTGTAACAGTAACACCTTGATATGTTGGTGTATCGGTTATTGTTGTGGTAAAGTCTACATCATAAGGAATGTTAATTTGACCCGTTAATTCATCAATATAACCCCACTCTCTTTGTGAAACATAATAAAAAGGGGAACCATCTAGGAAACTATGTTTTGGTATTGTTTTAAAATTAAACATATAAAAATATATGTTTATAAATAAAAAAAGGAAGTCTTTCGACCTCCTTTTTATGACAAAAATAGTTGGCTAGTCTCTCACACCCTTTTTATTCGCTAACTGTCTGTTTGTAGGACCACTCTCAAGTCTTTCGTTAATGATTTCCATTATGTCGCCACCCAACATACTGTAAACTTTCATGGCGTTTCCTACATTCATTTGTTTGTCTTTGATGTCCCACAAAGTGATACCATCGTTTTTCTTCTTATCGTTATGAAAAGCCACTTTAGCTAAGTCATTAGTTCGATATTCAGATTCTTTTGCTTTCTTGTCGATTACAAAAACTAGTGAACCATTTTCGGTGTACTGTTTGTAGTACTTACCGTAGTTGTTGTCTTCACTAGAGACACACCACTTTGTTCCTTTACCGTAAAGGTTAGAACTACGAACACTTAAGGGGTATACAACTAACCAACGATTATCTTCAAATAATACTTCAGTTTCTTTCTTTTTAACTTCAGAACGAGTAATCTTTTCTTTCGCAGTTTTAACCGCTTCAATTATATCTTGATTTGACTCGTAGGTGTAGATGTCTTTATTTTCTAATAAATTTCTTTTAGATAGGTCTTCAAAATCTTGAATAACCTCAAACATTTCCTTAAACGTTTCATTTGTCAATTCATTGTGAATCCATTCTACCCAATCAGAAGTACACTTAATCATGAAAGGTAAGTATTTGTTGGTTTTTGTTGGGTCCATTTTTGATAAAACAGAGATAACGTCTATTAGATAATTTGGGTTTTGTGCTTTTAATTCTTTAATTTTTGCCATATCGTTTAAAAAGTTTTTTTTTATTTATTTAATCATTAACAATACAAATATAGAAAACTTTTTTTGTTCTGACAAATAAAAACCTAAAAATTTTTACACTTTCTTTGATATTTATATAAAAAGCATTTTAAAATGAAAAAAAGAATAGTAAAATTAAACGAATCTGACTTAGAAAAGTTAGTTAAAAGAATTATAAAGGAAGAGGAGGATACTAAAGAAAAGAAAACTACTCTTACCAAACACCCAGCTTATCCGGCTGTAGATAGATTAGAGAGAGCTCTAGAAGACCTTAAAATGAATTTTAAAGATACCATCGCAAATGAAGTATCTGGTTCTGATGGTTATCATAGTGAAATAGATAAGTTTTCTGAAGATTTTGGTAAGTTTATTACTAAAGTATCTAAGATGAAGAGTAAAATCAATGACTATCAAATAGCGAATAAAGATAAGGAGGTGGCTGAAGCTAAGAAACGGAAAGAAAAACAACGACAATACCAACATCATATGAGAGAAAGAGCTAGAATGGAGGGTCGTAATTATTCATACTAAAATATAATACAATGAGAAGACAAGATAAACTAAAATCAATAGAGGAAGCTAACAAAAGATTACTACAAGAAGGTTCAGGACCTGGTGGTAGAGTATCTTTTGATGTAATGATACATAAATTAACTATGGGTAAAGAATTGGGTGAACCTGATTTAAGTCAAATGGTTGATGAGGTTATAACTGATTTAAAGACATATCTAGATTATGATGTTATTAAAAAAGATGATAAAGGTATGTCTGATACCGATAGATTAAAATAAAGTAAAATGAGAAGATTTGATAAAAAATTAGTTATAACTGAAGCTAACCAAAAATTAGAAGAAAAATATCTTAAAGATAAAGGCTTATTAAAAGAAGATATTTTAGAGTTAAAACAAATGTCTAAACAAATCTATTCTTATCTAAAAAAGAAAGGTTATGAGGTTAAAATAAAAACTGAAAAAGGTGATAAGTCTAGAGATTCTTTTAATACTAATTTAGATTTAAATGATACTATTCAGTTAGTGGTAAAAGAAGGGTCAGAAGTGGTCATGATAGCTTTACCAGTTATTGCCGTTGTTAAGGACTTAACTGGTGATAAACAACTTCTTTCAACTACAGAAAATAAATACGGTAAGGGTTACCAAGATTGGTATGTAAATAAAGAAGTGACTAATTATGTCAATAAATTAGGTGATGAATTAATTTCACAATTAAAATCTAAATACCCAAACATGAAACACGGTTTTGATAAAGATGATTCTAGAATGTTTTACTTTATGAGGTTTGGTTATGGTAGAAATAAAAAGGGTGGTGACATAAAATAAGGTGAAAAGTTTAATCCGTAAGATATTAAAAGAAGAGTCAGACAAACAAACTGATTTAGCAAACTCCAATACTAAAGAACATAATATATGTGATGATTTTAGTGCTGAAAGTTATGAAGACTTAGTTAACTTAATTAATAAGTCCCATGTATCTAAGGAAGACCACGGTAATATAGAAAAATTATTAGATGACTTAAAAAAAGAAATGAAAATTTTAGGTACTGATAAAGATTTAATTAATACCTACCAACATAAAATTGCGAACCAACTATGTAAATAGTAAAAAGGTCTGAGAAATCAGACCTTTTCTTTTTAACACCAATCTTTTTCAGAGACTATTTCAAATTGTATAATATCGTGGTAAGTTCTAACTTCGTTACCTGATTCTATTTTAAATTCCATATAATAATCATTAGGAATAAACCAAGAAGTATCAACTAAGAAATAATTACTGTCATCAGTCCTATTAACTTCTTTCCAAGGAACGTATTCTATTTGTGTCTCCCCCTCTTTAATGTATATTCTATAGGATATCTTATCCAATGGTTTGTAACTGTTTGTGTAAGGTAACATAGCTTCAATATCTACTCTTCTAGTGTCACCACGTTTAATTTTTTCTTTACGTTTAATCCCACTAAAAGAAAAATGGTAATCATAAATAGAAATGTTACGGGAGTTACCAACACCTCTACCACTCTTATCACCTGAACCAATATTATAGTAAGATTCATCATCTTTTATCACAAAGTCTAATTCTACATTACCTAAATCTCTACCGTTGACAACCACACCTTGCCAAACATCCCTAAATTGAATGTTACCACAATAACCACTAGTAGGGTTACTACTAACAGACACATCAACATAATAAACACCTGTTGTTGTTTGTTTTATATCACCACTTGTTAAATTTTGGTATACATTATCATTTTGGTCGTATATTGTAACACCTGAAATGGTAGCATTAACACGTTCTCCTCCCGCATTAACGTACAAGTATAGTCTATTACTCTTATCTAAATGAAACTCACACCTATCGTCTTGTATTAGGTCATCATAAGTTGTTTCCATAAAGGGTTCATATACCGTTTGAGTATCTCTAGTAAAAAAACCTGTGTAACAAAGTGACTCTTGTGGTGCGGACTCTAATCCAGGTGAATAAGCTAACCCTAAATTTGCTTCAGTAATACCACTACTAATTAATCCATTAATATAATCAGTTATATCTATACAAACGTTTTCACTACCCTTTTCAAAGTATTGTTCACTTTTAACTAAATCTATTGTTGTCCCTGTATAACCTGAAGTATTCCCTGAATACCACATTGTTGGGTCATTGTAGACCCCAGGTTGTGACCACACTGTAGATGATAGTCTATCTTCCCAGTTTGAGGGTCCTTCACAATAAGCTTGGTCTCTTATATCAGCGAAAACTCTATTTTGCTTATTAGGTTGGATTATTAAATTACTTTCAACATAATCATACCCATTCCCTTCAGCCCATTTTTCAGGTACTTCAAAAAGTATTAAATCAAAAGCCGTTGCTCTTGTTGATTCTCCATAAGAAGAACAAAATGTTTTACAAAATAATTCTGAATCAAAACAAGAAGTGTTTGTGATGTTAATTTTGTGTGTCATTCCCGACAAAGAATATTCTTTACTATTAACCCTATTTATTAATTCAGTTAAGTCAAAACCAAACAAATATCTTGAATAAGTTATATTATCAGAATCTAAAGAACCACCGTGAAATAATTCAGCTATTGGGTTTCTACCTGTGTTAGCGCATGAATTTTTAACAATCACAGTATCCCTATCGAAATAAGTTCTATATATACTCATTAGTTTCTTTTACTAATAAATATCTAAAAAAATTAATTAATCTTAATGTTGTTAGATATTAAGTCCCCTTGGTATTCATAATATGTCTTACCATTGGGGCTAATCTTTTCTTTGGGGTTTCCACCTAAGGCTTTATCTATCATACTTAGTAGTTCCGTAGTTTCAATATCTCTAGATGGTGTTGTGTAAGCTACACCACCACCAGAGTGTTTATGTTCACTAACCCATGTTCTTAACTTTTTTAAAACTTCCCATAACACATCACCATAAACGGTAGGTCTTAATTGTAAATTTTCTAAATCAATTTGTTTATTTGGTTCACTAGAATTTAATATAAGACCATCACTTTTTGCTGGTAACCCACCTAAAGAATTTATTGGGTTTAGTGGTGAACCTTTGTAAGAAATTAAGTTTATTTGGTCTGCAACAATATTAACAGATGATTTATCTTCATTTAATTCAGGTATTTTACTAGAATCATAAGAAACTATGGATATATAACCAGGGTTTTTAAGATTTAACTCTAAATTATTATCTTTTTTGTACTTTGCTGTTCTAAGTAGAATTTCGTCATAAAAATCACCACTTCTTAATATAATATCTTCATTACCCCTACCGTTGATAGCTACATCTGTAGGGTCTTTTGGGTGACTGGGGTAAATAGACCAATTAGAATCACTGGATTTACCATTTAACCTAGAACCTTCATTATCGAACCAAGCTGTTTCATAATCAAATAATCCACTACTTGTACCAAACATACCGTCAAGAATACCTAATATTTTACTAACTCCACTTAGTTTTTGTGGTTGTGAAACTATAGGCCCAATATAATATCTATTAAATCTCTTGTTTTGTTTTTCATTTAAAAAAACTATAACTGTTTCACCTAACTTGGGTAATGAGAAAAAAAACTTAGTTTCTATTGCGTATGAGTCAGGCAATCTATCAATTAAATTAGAATAGTTTTCTGGGTTTTCTTCTAAATCTTTAGTTTTAATCCCTTTGTTTCTTAAATCCCTATCCAATGTTCTAATAAAAACTTTACATCTACCTGCACCAGAAGGGTCTTTTAATGGGTCTGTAATTACTTGACCAAAATAAAAATTAAAATTTTGATACTCTTCATTATTAATATCACCCCAATCGTTATCGTATCCTTTAATTGCCATATCTATCTAATCCCATACCTTATTTTTAACTCTTCTAAAACTCTAAGGTATTCTTTTTTTATTTTTTCTAAATGTTTAGTTTTTAAGTATAATTCTTTTTTAACAAATTCAAAATCACTCTTTAAACCTTGTTGATAGCTTTGTAGTTCGTTGTTTGTTTTTTTACTTAAATCTTCCATATCTTTAACTAGCTACCGCATTCCCACCAAGGATAGTTGTTATCACAGAATTCCCTACAACAGGTAAAGGACCTGCGGTACCAGTAACTGCACCAACACCACCAGGTGTTACAGCTAAATCAATCTTCATTTCGGTTGTTATAGCGTCTACAATTTCTTCCATTCTAATTTTTTCCATTATTTCAGCCGGTGATATTTCTCCAGTACCTAAAGGACCAACATTTAATCCAGCTTCAGATTGTCTTTGTATAACTCTAGCTGCCATTTTTTTAGCGCTTAAACCTGGTCTACTTTTTGAGGCTAAAATTAATTGTTTAGGAATACTACTATTATTTGTTGTAGGTATTTTAAATAAACTTAATAATCCATTTAAGATTGATTTTGGTTGTTTAAAATTTATTTCGCTTGAACTTACTTTTTCACACCCTAATTTTGCCATTTTTATTTTTTTTTATTAATTGTTATGAGCCTATTGATTTTAATGCGGAAATACCAGAACTAACATCAAACCCACCCGTTAGACTTTTTAATTGTTTTAATTTTTTATCTATACCTTCTTTAATTAATGTTACTGTTATACAAGCAACAATTTTTAATATTTCTTCTTTTAGTTGATTGTATAATATTTCTAAAAGAGCTGCTCCAGATTCTCTAACTACAAACTCAAAAAAAACTCTATTAGCAATCGCAAAATCAAAATTATCTTTAAAATCATCAATAGTATTAGTTACTAGTTTTTTTGAGACTTGAAATAGAACCATTATTTTAGGTGTAAATATTATATTTGTACTTAGTTTAGGTAAAGCCAAAGCTAAATCAAAACTAAGTGAACGTTTAACATCTTCATTAGTATCACCTTGTGGACCAACCGCTCCATCCACTTCACCACTTAGGTCAAATAATAGTTTTTCTGTTGCTTTTTTAGTTATTAATTTGGCCTGTGAAGGCTCATTTTTAATTAACTCACCCACATCCCTAAAAGATTCTAAGGAATCGGAACCGACCATGGTTGGGGTACAACTATAATTTATTAATTTTTTACCTAAAACTCTGTTTTCTGCTCTTTTTTCTATATCCAATAAAGTATCAGAATCAAAAGTAAAAAAACTATCATCTAAATTAAAAGTTTCTTCACAAGGGTCTGTGTCAAGAATTTTTTCAATCATACTATTAACCTTTTCTTTTTCAATTGACTTCTCAATATTAAGACTTAAAGAACCTTCTGTTTCGGCTAATAATGCTGTTATTGAACCATTTAATTCTTCCATTAGGTTGGGTACGAAGTTTTTAAAATTAAATAATTCAATACTATTAATATAATCTTTAAGAAAAACATCGTATTCTTTACCTATATAAGAGCTATTAATAGTTACTTTTAACCCATTTGTGTTAGAACTTGTTGACAAAGGGTAACTAATTACTTCAAAATCTAAAATATTTTTCCAAACCCCAGTTGAACCAACCCCACTTTGCATTAAATCGGCTAAGAAAATATTTAAATCATTTTCAGGTTCACCAAAAAAAAGACTTGCGGGAAATTGTGTTGGGTCTAGTGTTGTTAACTTATTTGAGTCGAACTCATTAGGTTTTAAACTAACCGTTGGTGCTGGTGTAGGTATTTTAAAACTTGCTGGACAAAGTAGACCGGCTTTTATACCTTTAATAATGCCTTCTTTTATTATCCTTATGAATATTGGAAAAAATTCTACTAATATTTCAATTAGTATTCTAATTAATTCACATTTAAGTCTAGATTTATTTATACTATTACCCTTTTTAACACTAGGTAAACACCCATTACCACTACCCCCATCTCTACAAGCTATAGATAATAAGTCTAATAAATAAGGTATTAAATTTTTTGATGTTGACTTTACTGATGCTATATTAGATATAAGTTTATTGCCAGGTAAATCACCTAAAACTTCTGAAAGATTTATTTGTTGTACAATATTATTTTTATCATCAATAAAACCCATTACTATTCTTCTTTTTTATCGAACATGTCCCTTAAAAGTTCCATATCTTCAGGTGTTAGTGAACCATCAACCTTTTCACCCACATTATCACCTTTAAAAACTAAAGTACTCATTAATTTTACTAAAGATAATTTTTTATCTATTGTATTATCAATAAGTTTAAGTAAATCGGTGTTAGCCTTATTTAGATTAACTAAATCGTGCATATCATCTACCTCAACCTTCTTTTTATTTTCATTGATTTGTCTAATAGCGGTTGTACGTTGTTCAACAAGTTCATTATAAGCTTCTTGGGCCATACCCAAAAAACTATCCGTAGATATTTTAACTTCTTTTTTCTTTGGTCTACCCATAATCTTTTTTATTATAAATATCTTTTTATTTAATTTTAAATTGACTCTTCTTTTAATACATTGTAGATAATTTTATACCTTTTCATTGCATTCCTAATGTCTTTAGTATTTAAAGCAGTCATTTCTCTCATATAATAAAGAATTAAATTTTTATTAAATTTATTTTTTCCGGGAACGTTATCATCATCAAATAAAGTTTCCCAGTCATCTAAAATAGAAGTTAAAGCATTACCAACCTTCATTTCATTTTCGTTTAAAACTCTTTCTTCCATTTCTTTTTTAATAGATTTAGAGATTCCTTCTATTAATTTTGTTAAATCAAGACCATCATTATCTATGGTATAAATTAACTCATCTTTTTCTTCAACAGCAGGAGCAACTTCATCAAAACTTAGGTTTTGTTTCATTTTTTTATCTTCTTTAATTAACTTACCTAATAGGTAATGTTTAACTACTGTTCCGTAATATGAATATGATTTTTTGTTTTTAGCTGGTTTAAATTTATGAAATTTAACATGTAAAAAGCCTAAAGTATCGGCGTGAAGGTCTTCAAACTCCATTGTTTTAGAATAGAGTTTGTACCTTCTAATAATACTTTCCACCATTTTATCTAGTGGGGCTTTTAATTGTTTGAGGTATATTCTATTTCTTTGTATATCCTCATGTGTCGTACCCGTCCATCTGTACCCATCTTGTGTATTAGGGTCTTTTATAATTGTTCCAAGTTCAAGATATTTCTTTACTGCTTCTTCCTCTTCTGGACCAAAGTAAGGCTTCTTTTTTGGTTTTCTACCCCTTTTCTTTGGTTCTACTGACATGTTACTGGGTCATTTCTTCTTCGTATGTTATGCCTCTGTCTTGTTTAAAATAACATTCTTTTTTTGCTTGGCTAAACCACCATTTAGCTTCATCAGGCCTCATTTTTTCATCCCCATCAACGTAATATCGATGGAAAAGAGAATCTTTTCTCATATTTATTTTTTTATAACCTAATCTAGGAATTGTCATTATTGTTTTATCGTAGTAAGTCATTCTTAGTAAAAATTCATAAACAAAATGTAGTTTAATTCCAGGTTTAAAACCTCCAATAGAAAGGAAAGTTTCTGTTTTATAAACACCACCTGAAGTTTGAAAATTTGGGTAATTTAAAAGTGAATCGTTATCTAAAAAACCCATTTTATCACTAAATTCAGGGGCCCATACTGGTTCATTTGTAAATTGTAAAAATTTACCTTCAGAGTTTACATCTAAAACTAATGGTAAAAACACTTCAACATCATTATAGTGTCCTACATATTCCTTAACATTTGAAAACCATATTTTAGAGTATTCATCATCAATTTCTAAGATAGAAAACCATTCAGTTGTTATATTTTTAACACCAAAATTTACTTGTGAACAAAAATCAGACTCACCATCATTTATTAAAACTTTTACATTTTCTTTAAATTCTTCATCGTAATCAAAAGACTCAACCTCTTTTTTTAGTTCTTCATTCGTTACGACAATCAATAGTTGTGGTTTATTTTCTATTTTTTGTGTGACAACACTTTTAACAGCGTTAGCAAAATAATCTTTTTCTTTTTCATTTAACCTATATATAGGTAAAATTACTGTTACATTATCCATTTTTTTTTATTTTATTTTTAGTTATTTATTGGTTGTAATGTCTCTAAATTAGTTTTAAATTCATTTATCCTATTCTCTACCAATTGTTGGTAAACTTCCAATACTTTTTCTTTTTGTTGTTCGTCATTATATTTTTTAGAAGTTTCACCCATTTTTTCGTATAACTCATCAGGTGATGCATCTTCTAACCAAGCTTGTATGTAATTAGCTAAAATATCGGGTATTGTGTTAAAATCGTGTACCCACAAACCATTCTTATCTTCCATCCATTCTGGGACTACGTTAGGTACTTTACCTAAAACAGGTACGTTACATTTCATAGACTCTATTGGGAAAGTACCGAAACCAGAAATTTCATCAACCCATACCGAAATACAACATTCTGATAAATTTTTTGCGAAATTATCTGTTGACATACCTCTCATATCCCTAAAGGTAAACCATTTTAGGTGTGGGTATTTTAAATAAAAAGTTTTAAATATTTTAACAGTGTCTCTTTGGTCTCTAGTATGTATAGCTATAATAGGTTTTTTAGGTTTTTCTGATGGTTTAAAGTTTTTTGGTATCGACACTGGTATTGTATAAGTTTTTAAACCCCCTGACATTAAACTTTTTACAAATTCAGCTTGTTTTTCTGTTGTTGTAATACATTCATTAATACCATAATCTGCCCATCTTTTCCCTGGCATCATCATTTCTAAAATATAGTCGTAAGCTTGGGATATAACCACCCTCTTACAAGGTAGGTTTGCTGTTTGTTCCATTACATTAGCAAAAATTTCTGGAATAAAAACAAAATCATCAGCCTTAACTTTTAACTGTTGTTCCTCAATAGATACGTGAGGTAATTCCGAATACTCTTTACCTAACCAAGACTCAACACTAGTATATTCTGTTTTTTCGTGTAATATTTTAGCTTCATAACCCAACTCACGTAATGTTTTAACGTGTTTATATATGTTAGCCATTCCAGCTGTAGCGTTACCTTTTGTGTCCATCACAAAAAAATACATAGAAGATTTTTTCTCCTCTAGACGCTTAATTTGTTCTGTTAGAACATCTTTTAAATCAGGTTTTTCACCACTTGTTTCTTCAACATTTTCCATTGTTTAATTTTTTTTTATTAATTTTTGTTTTATTAGTGTATTAAACGATAAACGACATGGTATTGAAAGTTGTTTTCCTAACATTGTATGACCCATACCTTCATCTACGATACCATTTTCAGTTAATATAGTCTCTACCATAGCTTTTACCAAGTCCCACCTAGTCATATCAATTAGTGGTCCTTGTAGCTCAATATTTTCTTTATTTTCTTTATTTTCTGAGGTTTCTAACAAATCCTCTAAACCTTTTGGTTCTTTTCCATCAATTCTAACAAAATTAGCTATTTCGTCTAAGTCAAAATAAAATTCATTACCAGCTATATCAAATAATTCCATGATTAATTATTAATTATAATTTATTATTTGTAAACACTTTAATCATCATTTAAAATAGACGCTATCTTACTTAAGGTATTAGAGTCAATCTCTTTAATGGTTTTAAACCTCATTTTATTTTGGTTAAAGTCTTTATTATAGTCTTTGTCAATTATAATACTTACTTTACCATTAGGTTTTTTATCTATTATTTTTGGGTGGTCTGTCACCATAACATCAACATAATCCCAAACCTTACCATACTCAGTAACAAACTTTATATTAGGACAAGTAGATTTTGTTTTTGCTAAGAAGAATAGGGTAGAAGGTATTGCCATGCCACCCTCTCTACTCATTAAAATAAATTCGTGTTGTGGGTTGTCTAATATTAATTGGTTTAGGGTTTCTACAGCCGAACTAATAGATTCTTCAGCATAACCAAAAATCTCTACCGTACACCTTTCATATAAAAATTCATCTAAAGTAACTTTATCTTTTACTTCAGTCAATTCAGTTTCTTCTTTAGATTCTAAAAAAGATTCTTCATCAAAATCAGGGTTAAACTCCATCTCACCTTGTTTAACTTCTTCTTCAGGAAAAGTTACCCATTTATCTAGTTCATAATCAGAGACCTCAATCTCCTCCTCACCTTCTATGGTTGGGAAGTATTTTAAATGAGTTTCTTTTACTTGTCCTAAGAAATCTCTTAAAACACCATCTATTGATATACCTATCTTCATCCTTTTAATAGAACTTTATTTTTATTAGTAGATTCATCCATTTCATCAAAAGTCTCCTCTATAATTTTTATTATTGGGTTTCTTACCACATCATTAGGGTCTCTTAATTCAACACAACCAAAATCAGTAACATTATTAAATTTATCTATAATAACCTCCAACGAACTATCTTTTTTATTTCTAATATCTTTTTGTTTAACATCACCTAAAATAATCATCTTAGAATTATCACCGATTCTAGTCATAAGTGTTCTCATGTTATCTATTGATATATTTTGAGCTTCATCAACAATAATAATTGTGTTATCAATACTTCTACCTCTAACAAAAGCTAATGGCTGTATATTAATTAAACCTAATTCTCTAAGTTTACGAGTTAGAGACTCACCAATAATTTTTTCAAAGTTATCTACGAAAGAACCCATATAAGGGTCAAATTTTTCATTTAAATCACCGGGTAGATGACCTAACTCTTCACCTTTTAATTGAACTACTGACTTAACTAATAGTATTTTTTTATATTTAGGTTTGGATTTTATCATCTTAAGTGCTTCAGCACAAGCGATATATGTCTTACCTGTACCAGGTAAACCTGAAACAATAGTTATTTCCTTGTTTCTAATTGATTCCCTTAATTTTCCTTGGTTTTCAGTTCTACATTTGTAGTTAACTGACATTGATTTTAAAAACTTATCTTCTTCTATGTTTTTACTATATACAAACTCCTCAATCTCTTTTAATTCATCTTCCGATAGTCTTTTACTTCTTCTTCTTTTTTGACTCATAAATAAAATATATTAGATTTGGTTAGAATGTATAGACTTTTTTCCACGAACATTCTCATAATTTTTTTCGAACCATTCTATTGTTTCTTTAAGGCCATCGTATAAAGGTGTGAATTTAAATTCGGGTAGATAATTTTTTATTTTAGAATTATCACTAGGTTTTCTAAACTGTCCATCAGGTTTATCTGTATCCCATTTAACCCCACCTTTAAAATTCATTAACTCTATAATCATTCCCACGACTTCTTTTATTGATATCTCTTCAGATGTTGATAGGATTACAGGTTCATCTTCATTATAATTTTCTAAAACCCATTCAGTTAATTTTGCTACATCTTTATTATAAATAAATTCCCTAAGTGGTACACCACTACCCCATATAGTTAATGGTGTATTAGTCTCTCTAGCAATATAACATTTATGTATTAAAGAAGGTATCACATGACCATTATCAATGTCAAAATTATCATTAATCCCATATATGTTGGTTGGTATAACAGATTTATAATTTAATCCGTATTGTTCTCTATACGCCCTAATCTGAACTTCTGCCATACGTTTTGCATAAGAATACGCATCATTACTAAAGTGTGGTGGACCTAAGTGTATTTTTTTTTCGGTTAAAGGATATTCTACATCGTTTGGGAAAACACATGTAGATAAAAATACTACTAAATTTTTAACATCTGATTGTCTACATGATTCTATCACATTAGTATTCATCATAATATTTTGGTAAAAGAATTCACCTTTATAATTCATATTACCACCAACACCCCCAACTTTCGCTGCGGTATGGATAACACCATTCCATTTTCTTTTTATTATATTATAACTTTCTTTTTGATTAATTAAATTATAATCTTTAGAACCTATTTTATGGTATTTTTCACCTATAAATTGTGAACCAACTAAACCATTACCACCTGTAACTAAAACTCTTTTCATAACTATCTAGGTTTAAGAATAGTGTTCATAACTTCGTTTGGTATACCCATTGTAATTTCAGACTCTTTGTGATAGTCTAACCAATAAGAAACCATTTCATCTAACATTGTTTCAAAAGTGTATTTAGGTCTCCAATCTAAATCTCTCCTCATTTTAGTTGAATCCCCTTTTAAATCATGTAACTCTTCAGGTCTCATATGCTTTTCATCAATCACTACATAATCTCTATAATCTAAATCTAATCTATTAAAAGTATATTCACATAAATCTCTAACCGAATGTGATATTCCAGTTGAACAAACATAATCATCTGGATTATCAGTTTGTAACATTAACCACATAGCTTCAACGTAATCTTTAGCGTGACCCCAATCTCTTGTCGCGTCTAAATTACCTAAATGTAAATTATCCTGTAACCCTAATTTAATTTTAACTGCTGCCTTTACCACTTTATTAGTTACAAAGTTTGTCCCCCTTCTTGGGGATTCATGATTAAATAAAATACCATTCCATATTTTCATCCCATATGAATTTCTATAATTCCTACAAATATTATAAGAAAATACTTTTGCACAACCATAAGGTGATACTGGTGATAGTGGGGTAGTTTCTCTTTGGTACCCATCCTCATCTATATTATTACCAAACATTTCTGATGAACTTGCTTGATATATTTTTGAGTGTGGTGACACCATTCTAACCGATTCTAATAAATTAAGTGTCCCTAAACCTGTTACATTAGCGGTGTATATTGGTTGGTCGAAACTGACTCTTACATGTGATTGTGCAGCTAAATTATATATTTCATTTGGTTGAATCTCTTTTAAAACTCGTACTAAGGATGACATATCAGTTAAATCAGCATATTCTAAATTAATTTTACCTGATGAACGAAGATGTTCTATTCTTGTTGATTGAGTTTCAGATACGGAATTTCTCTTTACCGTACCCCATACTTTATATCCTTTTTCTATTAAAAATTCAGCGAGATATGAACCGTCTTGTCCATTTATTCCTGTTATTAATGCCTTTTTACTCATAATTATTTTTTCATGTAAACATCATCTATTGTTAGTTTATGGACCTTTTGATATCCCTTACTAGACAATAACTCACCAACCTTAGTGTCACGGTAGTTATTCTCAACTATAATAAATTTGATGTTGTATTTATCGAAGTCGACTGTTTTTAAAATATCGTACTCACCACCTTCTGTGTCTATAGTACAAAAATCAATCTCGGTAATCCCATGTTTATCTAATAGATTAGGTAACAATTCTGTATTAACTGTAACAACCTCTCTACCTTTATTTAATGGGTGTTTAACCTCACCTTCAATACGTAATTTATGTTGATTATCGTATTTGTCAACGATACCACTCAAACCTTTACCCCATCCAGTGATATCCATGAATTCAACTTCACCGATACTATCAGATACAGCGTAATTTTCACATACACAGGTCCTATTTTGTTCTAGTAGTTTAAATCTCTTAGGACTAGCTTCGATACACATACCATTCCACCCTTGTTCTTCGAAGAATTTAGTGTTACTCTTATCGATACCATCATCAGCACCTATCTCTAAAAAGGTACCATCTTTTTTGTCTTTAAAATGGTTATTGTATAACCATTCGTCTTGTTTGTATTGTGAATAAAATTTCATTATAACGATTTGATTTTTCTATTTATTACCTCCCATATGTTATACTCATCTAACACGATATTTCTAGCCTTGGTTAATGCTTCGATATCTACAGGTTGTTTTATTATCTCTTTTACTTGTTCAATAGGATTAGGGTGTTTCATATCTAAGATATGATATGAATTCTCAGGGAAGTAATCTGACATATTCGGACAACCCCAATAAAGTGGAACCGACCAAGATAAGTAAGCGTCAGCTAATTTCTCCGTCCAATAATTCTTTTGTTGTGAATTTTCTAATACGACACTATATTTGTAGTCTTGTAATCCTTTAAGTTTACATTTACCATCGTAATTCAGTTGTCCTTTGTAGTTACTACCATAGTAACGACTATCGTGACCTCTACCGTATAAATCTATTGGTGAGTTTCCTTTGAATAGAGACTTAACGTAGTTGTTTCTGTGTGAATGTTTAGAAGATACGACACAACTAATATCTTTATTTTTTTCACCATATCCCATCGATTTTAATTCATCATATGTTCTATTAATCCACCATGTGATACCACAATTTGTGTCATCCCAATGAATCATGTTTTTATAGTTCTGTTTGTGGGGGTTAATGAAGTTTGGTTCACGTTTTACAAATATTGTCTTGTCTTGTGGTAACATTTTAGAATAACCATCAAGGACAATGTAGTAATCAGCCTCATTAAAATTTGATGTACCTTCAACATCACCCCATTTACCTGATTGACCAGGTGTTTGACTTGAGTATCTTTTTAGTAATTGTTCAGGTGTCTCACCCCAATTACACAGAAATATTATCTTCTTCATTTTCTAGTATTTTTAAATCATGTGAGACCATAATTCTCACCATTTCATCAAAACTTGTTTTAGGTGACCATCCGATGTTCTTTAGTTTGGTGTTATCACCCACCAACGGGAATTCTTCAACTGGTCTAACAAATCTATCATCGACACCAACATATTCAGACCAATCACTAATACCAACAACATTAAAGGCTGAATCTAAAAAGTCCTTAATTGTTCTTGGTGTTCCACTAGAGATTATGTAGTCATCAGATGTATCTTGTTGCAACATCATCCACATAGCCTCACAGTAATCTAAAACATAACCCCAGTCTCTAATAGTGTCAAGGTTACCAAGTGTTATCTTATCAGATAAACCCAAAGAAATTTTAGCCACACCGTTGGTTATCTTTCTAGTAACCATTTGTACACCTCTTAACTCTGATTCGTGATTATATAATATACCTGTACAACCAAACACACCGTATTGGTTTCTGTAATGTTTCACCATGTCATGAGCATAAATTTTTACAGAACCGTAGGGGTTCCTTGGTAAGAATTTAGTATTTTCTGTTTGGGGGAATTCTTGTGTGTAACCAAACATTTCTGCTGAACCAGCATTGAAAAGTTTGGTGTTGGGTGATTTTGTTCTGATATATTCTAGGAAATCAACAATAGACACACCATTCACCTGTAGGTGTTGTTTGGGGTTATCCCAACTAGGTTTGATTTGTGCTTCAGCACCTAGATTATATATTTCATCGGGTTTAACTGAATCTAAACAACGATATAATGATTCTGTGTCTGATAAATCACCAAACACATACGTAACACCTATTATTGGATTGGATATCTCTTTACGGGTTAACCCAAAAACTTCATAATCTTTATCTAATAAAAATTGAGCCATGAATGTACCATCCATACCGTTTATACCAGTTATTAAAACTTTTTTAGACATATATCTCCTTACATAAGTTATATAATTTATAATCAATTTCATTTTTTTCCTTAAATAATGAAATAGTTTTGGGTGTTTTTACGTATAATATGTTATATATCTCCACCTATTATTTCAAATTTAGGGCATGGTACAATAAATTTACCACCATTATTTAAGTAATCTTTCTCTCTTTTAACAAATTCATCGATGAAATGCCAAGGTAAGACAATCATATAATCAGGTTTAGCTTTTCTCATCTCATCTTCTGAGTAAATTGGAATGTTTGTTCCCACGGTTTTAAGACCGAACTTATATGGACTACGTTCAGCAATACCATCGATAAGTGTGTGGTCTAAACCGAACCATTGTAATAGTGTGTTACCTTTTGTTGATGCTCCGTAACCCCATACTGTTTTACCTTCTGATTTTACTTTCTTAATAAACTCTACAGTTTCGTCTTTAAGTTGATTAATCTCATCCCAAAACTTCATGTAAGGTTCAGGTGTGTCCATCTTATCTGTTTTCTCCATCTCTAGAAGACTTTCAATACGATAGTTAGCCACATCTCTATATGGTGATGTTTTGAAGTCTCTAACATCAGCACTAGCCTTTCTGATATAAACTCTGAAACTACCACCGTTAACATCATTTAACTGACAATCAACCACACTAAAACCAACAGATTCCAATAAACCTTTAATGGTAGTCAAGTTGTAGTAATATACGTGTTCGTGACAGATATTATCAAACGCTAATTGTTTCAACATTAGTGGTGTGTAACTCATTTGTAAGATGAATAACCCATCATCTTCCATTACATCATAAACATCTTCTAAGAATGAAACGGGGTCATCCAAATCATAGAACATAGCGATAGTCGTAACTATCTTAGCTTTCTTATCACCGTATTTAGAATCCTCATATGATTTCTTATTGAAGTAGTCTTGGATTACTAGGTCCGCCACCTGTCTAGACTCATACGTGTATGTGTCATCAGCCGGGTCAACACCTATCTTCACCATATTCTTAGGTACTTGTTTAAGTAATGTACCGTCATTACAAGCAATATCTAACCAAACGTCACCATCGTTAGTCTTAATACTTTCAGTACATGATTTAACAATATCACCCAACTCCCTAGTCATTGTGGTGTTAATACCTGAACGATACCAATATTGTCCATACATAACATCACCATCGGGTACCTCAGTCAGTCTTACAGCCCCAGTACTTTCTTCTAATACTAAAGTTAAAGGGGATTTAGGTCCCCTTGGTTCTTCA